CAGAATTTTTCGGTGCTACGTGGGAAATAAAAATTCCTACTTTAGGTAAAAGTTATATAAAAGAAAGATAATACTTTAAATATATGAAACTTTTTGATTGTTCTATGCGCGACGGTGGGTATGTGAATAATTGGTATTTTACAAAGGAACATGCTAGATCTTGTTACACTGCTGTAAAAGATTGTGGTATCGAATATTGTGAAGTCGGGTTTAGACGAAAAGAACACATAAACGGTCCTTGGTTTTATACACCCGAGAATTTAATTAACGAAACTTTTGGTGATATAGTCGTACCCGAGTGTAAACTTGCTCTCATGGCACAAATGGGAACCTTTACGATTGAAGATTTTTTACCGAAATCAGAATCACACATTTCTATGATTCGTGTCCTAATTGCGTATCATTGTAAAAACAAGGACGATTCGGTACTCGACGTAGAACTTATTCACGAAACCGTCGAGATGTGTAAAAAGCTAAAAGATCTAGGATACGAAGTGTGTATAAATATTGGCCGAATTGATAAAATACCCGATGATCAAGTTAAACAAACATGCGAAATTATAAATGATGCACCTATTGAATATTTTTATATCGCAGATACCTACGGTGCTCTAGGAATTTATAAAACAAGACAATCAATCGAAACTGTAAAAAAATATTTCAACGGAAAGATAGGGTTTCACGCACACGATAATCTTAAAAACGCTTCTGTAAAAGCTATAGATGCACTTTACAATGGAGCGAGTATTGTCGATATAACGTTCGGTGGTTTTGGAAGAGGATCCGGTAATGCGATTTCTGAATACGTTCTCGCTCACATGTACCATAAATCGAGAACTTCACATTTTCACTACAACCTCCTACCGTCACTGATATACTCAGATAAATGGATCGAATCATATAAAAAATCCGGAATACCGTACCTATTATCGGGAATGAATTCCATGCATGTCAATTACGCTATTGAAGTGATAGAAAAACATGAAAATGCCACTATTCTACAGGTTTGGGACGTATTTAACAAAATCGTGCATCTCAAAAAACACAACTTTTATTCATCGGATATTATCACACAGTATATATAAATATCATACCTAAGTCGTTTAAAGATATGCTACTATAATCACTTGCAATGAATGTCCGTGATATCACAGATGCACTATTCCCGATTATCGAAAAATATAAAAATAATGAACACATCGAACTCGAACTGAGATTGGGTAAATTTAACGGTTCTATGTTTGACACAAATGTAGGAAAACAAATTTTTGAAAAACTTCAAATCGGATTTACAAAATATCCCGGTTGGGATAAAGTTATATGCGAAGAGCATGAGGTATTTTATAGAGACTCTGATGGTCTTCGTATATCTACAGATCAAGCTACTGGGGATGAGACTATCATAAGAAAAGAGCGCGTGTTAAATAAAGATTTTAAAATGGGAAGTAACATCCCATTTGACCTCCGATTCAGCGTCTCTAAAGAAATTCCTGTGTCAGATGATGTTAATAGAGATATGGATAAAAAGAAAATTAAACAGCGATTATCATTCATTCGCAAAAACGTTACCATTGATATAACTATTGTTACCGGAGATACACATGATCTCGATTCGGAAGATCCCATGTCATATCAAGTCGAATTTGAGATTATAAACCCTTCCAACATTACGTCTAAAGACGATTTATTTAAAATTTTACACAAAATCAATGATGTTTTTATTATGTTGAATAACAATAGATGATAGTGATATTAGCATTTTTAATCATAATATTTATTTTAATACAAAATGTCAATCAAAATCAAGGGGATGAAGTCAGTATGTTGGGATATAAAACTAAATTTTTTCATATTTCAGAAGGACTCTCTAAAAAGATGTTCGAAAATATGAAAATAGATCGTTTATCACCGGAGTTATTGAAACAGTTTATCGTTATGGAAGACGCATTCCTCAAACTTGTTCAAGTCGCTGTATGTAATTCAATTTCTCTAAGAAACGAAGGTTTTACGATATCAGATAAGATAAAAGATATATACACAGATTATGATTTCTCGTATCATGTACATCATATCAAACAAATGTCAGAACCTTATAAAATCATAAATCAAAATATAACATGTTAAGTAAATACAAAAGTGCGCGTCTATGTTTACCGGCTTTCATGCTATATATGTTATCAAATATAAACATTATTAACTCATTATCATCGTTTTGAGGATTTTGTTCTATCCACTTCTTTTCGTTTTCGGCTTCTATAAATTCATCTGAACATAAGTATGCCCGCTCGAGTCGTCCCATACCCCATTCACTGTCAGAATCTCTCTCTTGTCGAATATATGCACATATCAAGTAGAATATACATTCGAGAAGTGGTGTACGAAAATCTATATTCCACGATGTTACATCGTCTATAATGGTTTTACCGTTTTTATTTACTACCCTAATAAAGAGCTCCCTTGAGTCGTCCATTGAATTGTTATATATTGAAATCTTTATATTTCTTCAACTTTTGTACCCGGTGGATATTTGTATTTTTTCGGAGAATTTTTTTTACTATTCGGAGAATTTTTTTTATTAAAAATATTATTAAGTTCTTTTGCAAAATTATTATTTAATTTATTTAATTTATTATTTAAATTTTTTTCTCGAATAAATTTCCAGGTTCGTACAGAATTTTTTTTAATTTTATTTACCGCGGATTTAAATGGAACACCGGCTTTATTTTTATTTTTAGATGATAAAGCGTTTATACGTTTTTTGATTTCCGTTACATCCGTGTTCAAAGAAGGCATCAAATTCTTATACTTTTTCATCCATCGTTTTCCATATTCCTTTTCGATATCCTGCTTTATAGCGGTGTCAGATAAACGCCTTTTATTTATACGCTGTTTTACCTTTTCGTTAAGTACAGCTTTTCGCTTTTTCGCAATTTCCAGTGATCGTGATTCTTTCTTTGTTACAGTCTTACGTTTAGGTATTTTTAGTTTCTCACATAACGTATCCACCGTGTCAGTATCAGATATAGCTACTCCCCGAGCTACAGCTAATGTTGCGAGTTTCTCTTTTGTATACGCTCGGCACGGTATATTGTTTACCTTAAATGTACCGAATGTTTTATCTTTTATTTTCGTGCAAATTTGTGGTTTAGTAGTCTTTCTAGTTATATCGACTATACCCAATTTTTCCGCTACAGATATTAATCGAGGACGGTCGATTGTTCCACATTTACGGCCACCTATACGCACACCGTTAGTACCATTCTTATTTTTATTAAGATATGTCACGTTATTCGATTTGGTGGTTGTCTTTTTTTTATCGACTTTGGTATTAACCCTCGTTTTAATCTGTGGTTTATTAGGTGTGTTTATAAATCCGGGTTTAAAAAGACCCATAACTCTGAGCGATTTAACTAAATCATAACCTATCGGATTATACGCATCGTGTAAAGCTTTCACGGTTTTAGAACCCATAATTTGTATTTTACCAGATGTAAAGAGTTGAAATTTATTTCCGTAATATGTCATTTTCAACGCGGGTCTAAGTTCTGGTTCATAGTCGACATTACCCGATCTTACAAATGCACGGGCTACACCATCCAAGTTTATAGCGCCGTTAGTTTGAAAAGTGCCAACTAAAGTTACGTATTGAATCGGATTATATAAAAATTTGTATTTGGATGCATATTTGTCTATGACAAATTTCCGTATCATCTCTGGATGTCTAGAATTATTATTTATCATACCACCCGCAATCTGCATCTTACCATTTGCATAAATTTTGAATAGGAACTTCCTTTTTTCACCGTTCTCAAAACTATAACCATCTATCTGAGCCGCGAAATATCGATGCTTGTTCACGGTATTAGCGTTTGGAGTTACAGTGAATGTGTGTTTAGCTCCTATTTGCATTCGACCATATAATAATTTTATAGATTCTACTTGGATCTCAAAATTAGAATTTGGTGAAACGGACTGTCTTTTAAATGGTTTTTTGTAAATAAGTTCTTTTACGTTTACGTTATAATTACCCTTTTTAGAATCTCCGTTGACAAAACCATTAAATATAGACATCTGGAGAGGTGATATTTTCATTCTCGATAAGTTTGTGCGTTTGATTTTATTACCTACCATCTTCGTAATCCGTGCATTTATATTACCCAAATTTAATCTCGTATTACTCCGTAGATTATTTCTTTCTTGATTCGTCAAATAAGGGGCCTGTCGTATTAGGTTATTTTTGGTGGTCGGAGAAACTCCGAGATTGTTATTTTCAAACTCGTTGAATAAACCCATATAATATGTAAAGATTTTAATCGGTTCCGGTAGACATTACAGGTTTTGCTGACATGTCTATTATGTCCAACCCAAAAATAAATTCTGTACCATTTTGTTCCATTACTGGCATAGTATCATCACAACTCTTATACTTTGTAGGCTCGGTTACTCTCTTAACCTTAATTTCACGCGAACTAAATGGACCCGCCCATATATCTTGATTAAGCGATTTGTTCGTAACACCATGAAACTCTGAATACTTCTTTTTGAAAAATTTTAGTGGGCATTTCTTGTTTAGATCAAAATCAATACATGGTTCGGATAAGAACATTTCTAGAGGACTACACGCAGACCTGATCTGATTTTGAACCACTTCAAAATATTTTGGCACAATCTTCCATATATCCTTTTCTGGCCACTTTTGAGCGAATTCAAGATATGCACGTACACATTTTTGCAAAATAGCGGGAATTTCGCTTTCTAATTTACTTTCCAGTGTAGGATCCGCGTCGCGTACTTGTCTCGTGAAATCAGCCGTAAGTACACGACGAACTATACTACCAGATGTATCGTTCCAATTAGGTACTTCATTCCCACCGAGTATACCGGGTATATTCCATACAAATGATCGAGCTTTTTCATGTTTCACTGCGATAGAAACATCTTCACCACTCACGATAGACTGAAATTCAGCTTGTTCTAATGCAAGATCTCCTTTAATTTCTGGTGCGATAAACACAAAACCATCCATAATAGCAGATAAACCAAATTTTCTCTCTACGTTATTAGATAACGTTTTCACATCCTCTGTACAATAGAATTTTCTAAACACTTTCGTAATCAGTGTCGATTTACCTGAACGAGCTACACCCTTAAAAAATGGGATACATTGCCATTTATCGATCTCGTTTACATCATAACATAAACGGCCACCCAACGCGAAAATCCATTCATATACGGATGTTTTAGGTCGATCTTGATCCAAATGTGGTGTACGACTAAATTTCTGGTAATCTAATACTGAATCGAAATGAGGTGTAGGGATATCACGCCAATCCGTCTTAGTATAATCTGGGAAGTTTTGATCAAAATATTTACAGCTCACTACAGTATGATCTAAATTTTTAAATTCTGTAGATTCGTATGTGTAAAAATTTGATCGATATACGGCACGAACAACCTTCTTTTCGGGGTCTATATCAGATCTTTCAGAATCAAACTCTTTACCCAAAAATATACCATTTTTAAATGACCACACGTGACGATCTTTCTTAATCTCTGGGAATTGCATATCTTTTGTATTTTCGAGATGTCTAATAAGATCATTATGACTAGAGGCGCGTGTCGTTAGATTCTTCCATAGATCAAATTGAATCTCCTTTTTAGCGACACTGTACACATATTCTTTTATACTCTCAAACGCTTTCCACGCCCTCGTTCCAGCACCGTCTTCGGTCTTAATCTGAATACAACAATACCCCTTGTATCGTTTAATTCCTCTATCGTATAAATCTTTTAATGTTTGTAATAGTGCCTGTTGATAAGGTTGCAGTTCTTCCACGTTTGATATTGTGGACATCCTAAAAATAGATGGATCGGTTTCGGGGTTAATTGGAACATATGTAGGTTTATTTACGCGTTCTATCATACGTGCATATCGAAATACCATGTGCCAACCGTCGTCAACCTGATCTATCAGGCGATTGATTCTTACAGACAATTTCATATCATTATCGTCTTCGATATCCATCATGTTAAGTGTATGGGCTCTATGATAAATTTCACATAATCTTTCTTTGATACGTTTAGATTTTGCTTCAACGTTGGTTATATCTATGTTTATAGGCAATCCGTCTTCGGTTAATTCACTAGGTGTGAAAAAATTTTTCCGAATACCTGGTCCTAGTGGTAAATATGGATTATTACGTTCGTTAATTTTCCACATATCTTCCAATTGTACGAGAAGTCTAATAACCTCATCGTGAGAATAATTTTGAATTTCATTAGACCACATGGCACTCATCGCATCATCTTCGTTCGGTGTTTCTCCGATGAAGTGAGTAGTAGCCACTGTCATTTCTAAAGTATGGGGTTGTTTTTTTAAGCGGTATTATTTTTTCTGGAGGGTTGATAAAAGTTTTACCAAAATTTTGTTTTGGATTTCTAGTTGATAGCCCATATTTACTAAAGCGCTACATATAGTATCACCTTCTGGCGTGGTAAGAGTAGTTGCGAGTATATTTTCTACAGGGGCTGTGTCATCGTCCTCATCATCGTATTGATCTATGTTATATTCATCGATATCCATCGGCTGAACATCTGACACTGACTCAGACTCGGATTGAGACTCTTCAATTTGATCATTCTGTGTAGGTTCGGACATTATGAATTATGTTCAGGAAAAATCGATACGTTTTTTTCGCACATTAACCCTAAATTATTTTCTTGGTATATAGTACAACAACACACAAAAATGGCGGGCGGTTTAATGCAACTCGTGGCATACGGCGCCCAGGATGTCTATCTGACTGGCAACCCTAAGGTTACATTTTTTCAGGCGGTTTACCGTCGTCACACTAACTTCGCTATGGAGAATATTGAGCAAACCGTAAATGGTACTGCTGCCAACTCCGGTCGCGTATCTGTTACCATCGCTCGTAACGGTGATCTCGTTTCCGAGATGTATGTCGAGCTTAAGTCTAAGTCCGGTCTTGCTACTAGCACTGCGGACCCCAGTACCGAGGATGCTTGCTGGGTCGCTGAGCGTGCTATCAAGGACGTAGAATTATCCGTGGGTGGACAGCGTATTGACAAGACTTATCAGAAATTCTGGCGTCTCTATTCCGAGCTTTACCTTGACGAGTCTAAGAAGGCGTCTTGGGGTAAGATGACCACCGCCGTTGACGGTCAGGTTTTCCTTCCTTTAATTTTCTTCTTTAACCGCAATCCTGGGCTCGCCCTCCCACTAATTGCCCTGCAGTACCACGAAGTAAGACTGGATTTCGATTTATCTGACCAGTTTGATAGTCACACTGACGGTAGTACGTTTAAGGTATTTGCTAATTACATCTACCTCGACACTGAGGAGCGTAGGCGTTTTGCCCAGAAAGGACACGAATACCTCATTGAGCAGGTTCAGCACACCGGTGTTGATTCTGTCACTGCCTCCGGTGGTACAAAACAGGTAAGGCTTTCTTACAATCACCCCGTTAAGGAGCTCGTATGGGCTCTTAGTACGGGTGATACTCAACAGGGTCTCTGGAACTTCACCAAGCACAAGACTGCGGGTGAGATTGTTCTCGAGTCTAACGCGTCTGCTATGGTCTCCGACGTACTCGTCCCCACTGCGCTCTCCGGCGCGCCCATGCTTTCCACCGCCGGAACCGTGCCTTTAACTGAGGAGGCGGCCGGTACCATCGATACCTTCAAGCTTGTACTCAATGGTCAGGATCGTATGAAGGAACAGTCTGGTAAATATTTTAACCAGCTTCAGCCTTACCAGCATCACACCGGTTCCCCATACGCGGGTATTTACTCATACTCGTTCGCCCTTAAGCCCGAGGAGCATCAACCGACCGGGAGCTGTAATTTTTCTCGTATAGACAATGCGCAGGTGGCTATTAAGACTAAGGCTGGTAACGCCGATGCGACCAATCTTCACATGTTCGCTATCAACTATAACGTCCTTCGTATCCAATCGGGTATGGGTGGTCTCGCCTTCTCTAACTAAGCATACAAATCAAATTTGTATTTGCTATTAAAAATAATTAATTAAATCTTCATTTTTAAAATGCACCGGTCGGACACTTGTCGATCAATGCATTTTAAAAATGATTATCAAGCCTAAGTCGATCTATGTTTTTAAATTCGAGAAACTTGCTAGGAAGCCATCCCTACACCGATCGGTACGAATAGCAAATAACGTACTTAAATATAAGCCTCTCATTTAGATAATGATTAAGAAAATATTTGAACTTTTTCTTAAAGTGGATAAACCAATACTCGGCCGATGGGGTGTCAAAACATGTAACGATATATCCGCAAATATCAATTCGATTTATCAAAACAGGGATCATTGCGGTGATACGATTTGTAAAACACCTAAAAAAGCATCTGAATACCCTATCAACACGTCGCAACGGTATTGTCAAACGAATATAAAAAATATAAAAAATAAACAAACATGATAGATATCTACACAGATGGAAGTTGTATCGGTAATCCAGGACCAGGTGGATGGGGTGTTATCAGTGAAACTTTTATTATGAGTGGTCATGAACCACACACCACAAATAATATCATGGAAATGCGAGCTGTAATAGAAGCTTTAAAACGATGTATTAGAGATTCTGAATACAATATCCGTATTCACACCGATAGTACATATGTAAAAAACGGAATAACGCAATGGATACATAATTGGAAACGTAATGGTTGGAAAACTTCGTCAGGTGGCGATGTAAAAAATAAAGATACGTGGATTGAAATGGATAAGTTTAATCAGTTTATGAATACAGTGGAATGGGTATGGGTCAAAGCACATAACGGAGATCCTAAAAATGAAGAAGTTGATAAATTGGCTAGGATGTCAGCGTCGCCTAAAATTGCCATCACCCGTTAGATTTTTCTATGTATATATAAATGTATAATAAAAAATATATAATTTATACATCAATAATTTGTATATTGGTTATCCTCATATTATATATTTACTATTTCAGGGAAAAATACGACACGCGAGAAGGTGTATTCGCGAGTATAGTCACAGAGCAATCAGGAGAAGATGGAGATGTAAATCGGGTAGCCACACATTATGAAGGTATACTGAATGATGACGGGTGGACTGTGAATCCGGTAGAAGAAGGTATAATAAGTACAACAGAACTTCAATTTATAGATAATTTCTATAGAGATGCAGAAGGACGAAAATATATAAATAAATATACATCAGATCCGGTATCGTATCCAGAACCAACCATTCTTAAAAAATTCACGACATCGTCATCGTTATTTTCCGAATTAGATGCTGGGGTAAGTGAAGCGGAACAACGCGCTGCACAAGCTGAAGCTAAAATTATAAGTATCAGCGGTCAATTGGAAACAGCGAAACTGGGCATTTTACCTATACAATCAGGGAATCTAACAAACCGAGAACGTATAAGCGATCTTGAAAATCAATTAGAAATGGCGAGGGTAGAAGCTGAAAAAATTCAAGCTGAATCTATTCTAAAACAAAACACTCATCGGAATGAAACACTTAAATTAAATTCAACTAATTTCTTATCGGGATTAATGAGTGATGTTTACCAATTGGACGAAACTCGAAGAGATATAACACCTGGTGTAGACTTAATGTCTATAGTCTCCGACGAGTTTGGTTCAACGAAAACTGGTCGCAGATTCCGTGACACTGATTTAGCTGGGGAGACAAGAAAAATCTTGAAATATTTTTTCGCAGATGGGAACGTAGATTATAATACTATAATACCTCATATTGGATTACTTTCGGAAGCGACAAGCTGGAAAAACGGTGAGTATTCCCTACGCTTTGAAAAACCTTGGACTAACACGTCAGCTCTTAAAAACTTGCGGGATCGACCGACAGAACAACAGTGGATCGACTGGGGGGTGCAAACTCGCGGTCAGTCCGAAGCTTGGGGAAAGAATTTGTGGAACCTACGAGTCCAAAACTTATCGGGAACTTTTATATACGTTCTATACCCTGTTATAAATGCCTATTATCGATGGAAATGGGGTATTGATTTTGCACATGGAAATACTACCGCATTTTCACTGGATAAACTAGTTAAAGATCTGGGTATCTCGAAAGAAGATACCATTACTATCGAAGATGATTCACCGTTTAAGTTTGATCGTGGAGAGACGTATAAGATTAATGATGAAACTCATTTAAATGCTATATCTTTTGATTTACAGAAGCGTTGGGATAATCAATTTAACCAAGTGCGCGGTCTTCCGGTAGAAGAACTTTTATCAGAACTAAATATACAAGAAGATGCGGAAGCACCCGACGACGTATTTGTATATCTTGAAAATATCAACAAGGGTCGCGAAAACATGTTCTTACCTGCGGTAGGTGACTCAGATATCGCCCTTCATTACATGTCAGGATTTGGTCCGACCATATGCGTACCCAACGAAAAGAAAATCCGTAATCCGGAAGTGCACGCGAGCCCATTCGGAGAGTGTAGCAGCGCAGTAGGTGAACAGGAAAGAATCGCTGAGATCGGACAGAAATGTAAACGCAATCAGACTCAACAATCCGACGTCGTCGATCAGATGTTGCAAATGAAAGCAGAAAATTTTCGCATGGATGGGTACAAGGGTTCGTTCCAGGAAGCCGAAGCAGCTCGAATCGCAGATGCATGTCTGGACTCATTAGACGTCCAAGTTTTCGGTGCATCTCCTAATCAGATACAAGGACCCGATCACGAGCGCGACCCTATAAAGTCAAACGTTATCCGGATCGACCCTGATATCATACCCGGCCCCCATCACATTGTTTTTAACGATCAGTTCGGTCGGATTACGGCCAACACGTCACAAAGACTGGGATACAACTTCGCGGGTAGGAACCCCTTCGCAATTTTACGCGCTGAATCAGGACTCACAAGCCTTCCGGGTTATGGTTATTTCATGGACCATTTTGGAGCAAGGTTATCAAATAGGCTATGGACATGGAAATATTTGACCAGTTCTAAGGATATAGAGTTTTGGGGAAGAGGGGTACACGATAAGGAGGCCCATAAACGGCATTTGTACAGTAGGACACCTACCATTGATAATATGGGTAGCGTTGAAAATTTTACCTCGTCAGTTAAAGACATATATAAGACACTTTTCAAGACTTATTTGTTACATAAATATAAAAAAGGCGACGATGCCAGCGTCCCTAGTGGAATCCAGACGGATGGTCGTACTTTTGAAACGCTGACTTCGCTCGGCGGCAATGCCGACGGCCTCGATACCGCCTGAGACGTGGCTAATAAAGGGGTAAAACCGGTTACATCGGGCCCATGAAACCGTGTGTGGTTTAAGAATATATGAGAAGTAATAATTATATGTGAATACAGTATATGAAAAAAATATGTATGATAATAATCATTTTCATATTTATTGGATTAGTGTATAAATATACATTTTTAACTGAAATGTACGATAAACGCGAAGGATTCTTCGCATCTATAATGACCCAGAACATACGTTCAGATGGAAATATTGATAGATTAGCTTCACATTATAAAGGTGAATATTTATCAGACTCGGCTACATGGTCTATTGATGAAATAGAGGAAGGTGTAATTAATTTAAACGAAGTTCAATTCATAAACACGTTTTATAACGATGAAGATGGAGTAAATAATATAATTAAATATAATTCAAACCCTGAGTTATATCCAAACCCTAGTACCATTAAAAAATTAAGCGAGGAATCGTCACACGAGATACATGAATACAATACAGTTAAAAATAAGATACTGACACTCCAACAAGAATTACGTGAATTAACTGACGGATTTACATCTGCACAAATAACAAATTCTGATCACAGAGATTATGTTACAATGCTACAATCCAAACTCGATATTGCACAGGAAGATCTGCAAAAGAAACGAGAAAGTCTTTCATACTCGCAACAGAAAAGCAGATTTTATAATCTTCTTTCACCATTATTCGATTCATTAAAAGAATCGTCTAATTCGAATAACTCAAATATAGACGAATCTACTACACGTTCTTACGAAATTTACGACCAAGCAGACGACGAAATTCCTACATCATGACACAATAAAATTGATCCTTTACGTTTGACATTTTCTTTTATATATCGGTTTATTATATAGTTTTTTCTTGGTATATAATAAATGTTAAAAAAGCATAAAATATTTTTAACATTTATTATAATACTCATCATCGTATACGTATGCAAACGGATATTATTTAACGAGGATTATTTAACTGCGAGTATAGTCACTCAGCATCAGGGTAAAGAAGGTGTTGTCAAGCGTCGAATGATATCACATTTTAAAGGAGAACAGGATGATCAGGATAGATGGAACATAGAGCCAATTGATGAAGGTATTTTCGATGAAAGGGATGTAGTTTTTATGGCAAATCATTATAAATCTGACGAAGGTAAAGAGGTTATGAATAATTTTTTAGAAAACCCGGATTCTTTTCCCACACACATGGATATAGAAAGATCGAAAACACAGGATTTCGCTGAATTTGGTACTCTTATAGCAGATGCAGAAAATCGATTTGTAAACGCGAATGCGGAGGTTGATAGATTGAATATTGAAATACAGGATGCGAAAACCGCTGCCGACAACGAGATGGGTATATCTACGACATTAACGCAGAAAGTTGACGAACTCGAAACTGAACTACGAGAGGCAGAACGGGAATTGATGAAAGCTGATGAAGCGCTGGATCAAAAAATTAATGAAATAGATTCATCTACCAGCGCTAATTTAGCGGCATGGTTAAATGCGAGTCAGAGTGCTAACGACACCATCGCCGAGCCAACATCAAAACCAACTACATTCGGTCCCCTGAAACCGGGAGTGACTACTAAAGCGTCGATGTAAATATTTGTATACTATAAGATGGAAGATAGTTCTCCAGAGGTTTCAGACTGTTTATGGTGTGAGAAACAAGAGAAACTTTTATTACGTTGGGCAGAAAAGGCCGCGGGGTACAGGTGGCTGCATAATCATGCACGTTTATTATACAAGAAACAAAACGATTATTTAGCATATCCTAGCATAGTCATAGCCAGTATAACAGGCGTCGGTGGGTTTGCCGTATTAAATCCGAGTGGTAATGAAGGTGTATCACAAGATACTAAAAATAAAATAATGATAATCCAATATTTCTTTGCTTTCCTTAATGTTTTAGGGGGTATTTTAACGAGTATATCAAAATTTAGTCAAAGTTTAAGTCTGTCAGAATCACACTCGGTTATGTGTATTCAATGGTCTAAATTTTACAGGAATGTTGATATGGAATTGTCATTGGATGTAAAACATAGAGCAAATGTGGTAGAATTTGTGTTAAAATGTAGAGAAGAATATGACAAACTTCTTGACGACGCTCCAGACATACCAGCTTTATCAATAGAAGCATTTCATATTCAGTTTCCTGATCGCGAAAATAAACCCGATGTATGCAACGGATTAAGTATAGTAGTCAACGACGATGCAAATTCTGTCATATCATCTAAAAGGTCTGTAACGAGATGGTTAAATGCGTTGAGTAATGTAAAAGAAAAAAATAGACGAAAAAGTATAGCCGATTTAGATCACGTTTAAACATTTACTTCGTTCTCGTATGAATTTAAAATTGTCTTGGTTTTTTCATACATTCGTTTACCGTAAAATGTCTTATCTTTCAATTCATCCCATATCTCGAGTCGGTGTTCAAGAAATTTCATGAACTTTCCCGCATCGCGATCTGATTTGTATATATATTTTTCGCGTTTTTCCGCCTGTTCTATCGCCTTCTTTTTATCGTTCGCGTATATAACCTGCCGTTCTTCAAATGAAAGTCGTGGACCGGTATCTTCTTCCTTTTTCTTATCCATATGCAAAGATCATGCTTAAAATCTTTATATCAATATATTATATGAATATAGTATCTTATTCTTCCAATGATTCATATAAATATAGATTAGCTAAGACGCGTCAGAATGTATTGAAAGGTATTTATAAAAAAAGTAGTGCGGGGTTTGTTCAACCTAGCCATACGAAAAAAGAAAATATGAGACTTCGTTTACGTTTTAGAGAAGCGATAAAAGAAGCTCAAGATATATGTCAAGACAATGGCAAAAAATCAAAGGAGTGTCAACTTGCGTGGTACGAAGTAGACGAATTAGAAGATTCTATGAATCGATATTATCCCGATCGATAATTATATGAGGTGATTTATCTGTATACGCATAATATCGTATAGATATACCAAAAATATTTTCTAAATGTTGATTAAGTTCAAGGTTTATTATACGTTTCCATTCGTATAAGTTTGTATTATAATATTCTAATCCTTCTTCACCAAATACACGTTCACGTAAATGTGACCTTTTCCTGAAGTCATCCATCGCTTTAAATACCATACTCGGTACAGGAATCTTTTCGTGTTCGACTGCGTGAATCATATCGATAATATAATAGCCGTGTGCGTCGCATATGATATTAGTTTGAATACCCGGAAACCCTAAAATACACACCTCTATATCTGAATTACTGGGAAGAGTCGTAAATATTTTATCACTGTCGTGTTGTATATTTTGTGGTTGAACTATAGCTGGATGTGTATGATACGCGATTAAAGAGGGCCAGACCGTCTCTATTTCTTTTAATTTCACTGTACGTCGATTTTTAGATGTGACGAACGACGGCTTACTAAATGTTGCAAATTTCCCTTTAATTTTACACCCGATACCCCCCGCATATTCCCATTTTTTTCTAGATGACAAATCACTTATATGTTTTAAATCACGTATAACTTCGTGTGGAATTTGTACACGTTGAGGTTTAAAAGCTACGATGTTCATCCCTGATTCATAATAACATTTTTATCTAGTAAAGTTATCTTACCTAACTCGTTCCAACTGTAATATTTTATAGATATACCAAATTGGCGTCGCATAATAGGATCTATATATCTATTAATAAAACGTTTCCAATTACTTGAATTCGTTTCAACATACGCTAAACCTCTATATCCAGTTCTCACATTTGCAAAACCACTTTCGTTTATGAGTCCTATAAAAAATGGGTTCACAACCGAAGGGTTAGGTATTCTCATGTCAGTTTCTAACAAATCTATTATATAATACCCATTATTTTCTAAAATTAAATTTGCTTGTAATTGTGGATAATTTCCTATATATGCTCTGATGTCACCGGGACTCGGATACGTGAATAGATTTCTGTTATTGTTTGGGGGTACAGTGTGTGTGTGATACATTATATATTGTTTAAATTCGTTCATTGTTGGTTGTACAACGGTGTAATTATGATTTGTGCGTGCTGTAGGTGAATGGAATTTTACATAATTTCTTGTATTTTTTAGAGTAAATTGTATTACACCTACATATTCTGCTTGATTTCTCAACGATTTATTGACATATATATCTTTCAAGTTGTCAACCAATTTTCTACTCATTCGAACCGATAAATAACGATTATTAACATTAGTCACCGTTCCAAGATTGTAGGTATTCTTTGGAATATGTATTTTTTTAAAGTTTTTGTATAATCTATTGATTGAAGTGTACGGGTCCTTCCTCGCATCTCCTAGTGTCACACTTCTATTTTTTGTCTGTCTTTTAAGTGTTTCAGCTCGCCGTTTAGATCTACCCGGTGTTTTAATTTTTTTTATAGGTGTTCTGTCTACCATATCTTAATATTCCATGACATTTTTATCTACCGTGACCCTGTTTAGTTACTTTAAACTGTGGAGCTACTCTTCCTTTTATATTTTTGGGGTCTAGTTTTGATATATTTTGTTTAGGGTTAAATAACTTTTTATGCGCTTGCCAATATTCCGGCGCCCCTACTTTAAAATTTTTATGCATACGAGCCTTATACCAAAATACACAGTCCTCAATGCGATTAGACTTACTAGTATTATCTAAAACAATACATTCATAATTCTCGGTACAAGCATCCATCACCTTGTTAAACATATCAAAATTTGGAAAAATACCAAAAAAGCTCTTGTATAACTTTTCTCGATTCTGAATTATGTTCTCACGAAGGATAAACACGTAATCCACGTTAGCTCTTAGCGCTGGTGGAAGATCCATACAATACTGCATCGTCAACATGAAAAAGATTTTCCAGTGACGGCCGTTCATAAAGCATTGTCGAATACACGTGTCACGCATAAATTTACTATCGTACATGCAATCATCGAGTAACAAAAAAGCTCCACAATTTTGTTTACCTGCACCCACCAATTTCCTCTGTCTATCCATCACTCGTTCGATAGCATCTTTATCATAATCTCCATATATAAACAAATCTGGTACGTACTGTTGATAATAGTGATTACCTTCTTCTGTTGCTGACAGTACTATACCGGCTGGTAAATGTTTTTTATGCCATAAAATATCAGTTACCAGTGTAGATTTACCTGTGTTACGTTTGCCTATAACTACACATACTTTATCATCAGCAATTTTAGCGGGGTTAAATTTTCGTAAACGTAAATCCATCTATAATACCGCCCCGTTTTAATTCATAAAATTTTACTCACATCTAATAAGAATGGCAGGTCGCGTGCAGCTTGCCATCAGGGGTATTCAGGACCAATGGCTGAACGGTGATCCACAATTTTCGTATTTTGTTACAATATTCAAAAAACATACAAAGTTTTCTACAGAATCTGTAGAAGTACCCTTGACTGGTGATATTTCTTTTGGTAAATCTGTTCACTGTAGAATACCAAACAATATAGGAGATTTATTACGCAACGTAATTTTAAAAGTAAAATTAGGAAATTTAACTGATCATGATACAGAAGGAACACCCGCACATTACTATTTTTATAATCCACCGTTAGCTAAGAATATAATAAAATACGCCGACTTGATAATAGGTGGACAAATTATTCAACGATTAACTGGTGATTATATTAACATGTATGATCAATTATATAGTAACAAAGATGATATAAAACAAACGATGTATTTCTTAAACGGTCATGGTAATCATTTAACAGTTTCTGACTCATATAACACGTTTTATATTAATTTACCGTTTTATTTTTTTAGGCATCCGAGTTTAGCTATACCCATATGTGCTATAACTCGGCAATTGGTAGAAATTAAGATAACTTTCAAGGATGTATACGAGGATATAAGCTTTAAATACACTCTTGAAAATGATGGGACTGTGCGACGTGAAAAAACGACGGATGGATCTATCATAAGTGCATCACTCATACCAGATTTTTATTTTATAACGGACGAAGAAAAGCGCTTCTTTTTAACACAGCCTATGGAGTATGTTATAACTCAGTTACAAAAATCTACTATATCATTCAAACCAAATGATATAACTAAGTCCGCATTATTAAAATTTAAAAACCCTGTGAAAGAATTGTTATTGATAGCAAAAGAATCTACGGATCCAATAGAAGGAGAAGTTTATGATTTATTACTAGACACAAAATCAAACGATCAAGCGTTTTCTACTACTGTTATAGGTTCAGGGTCTAAATATAAAAGATCCGATCATAGACTAATTAAAAACGTGAAATTCACATGTAATGGTTCGACTGTATTTAATAAAAGTGGTACTGAACTCTCTTATCACAATTCTTTAAAAACACACACCGGGTGCCCAGATCCCGCTTACGAATTTTATGTACATTCATTTTCTCTTTATCCCGAAAAATACTATTCAACTGGTCAATTAAATATGAGTAGAATTATTCACAAACATATAAATATAGAAATGGAAGATGTATCATCTACACGTAACACCAAGGTTGATATTTACGCTAAGAATCTTAATGTACTAAGCATAAGAAATGGTTTAGTGGGGTTAAAATTTTAAAACGTATAATAGTAATGGCCGGTCGTGTTCAACTTGCTACAACCGGTTCTCAGGATGTATTTTTTACAGAAAAACCTGAATACACCCATTTTATAAAAAATTTCAGGAAACACACAAACTTTGCTATATACGATGTGAAACATGAATTGACAGGTGAGGTTACATACGGAAGTACATTAAAATGTACTATACCCATAGATTCAGGCGATTTAATTAAATCCATTAGATTACATATAAATTTATCCCCGTTGGAAAGAGATGGTGTATATTATAAATATATAGAATCGATAGGTCACGCCATTATAGACCACATCGATTTGGTGATAGGGGGTCAACTCATACAAAGAATTCCGCGTGACTGGTTACAAATACACAGCGAACATTACACGACTCAAACAAAACAATTAAACTTATCTAAATTGATAGGTAAAAATCCCAATGAATTATCCGGATATCCTGTATCTACATCTATAGATAACTATCTAGATGATGCTACTAAATCTAGAACGTTTATTGTCGATATTCCTTTTTATTTTCATAATAATCCCGAATTATATATTCCATTACACGCCCTTGATTCACATGAATGTGAATTAGAGATTCAATTAAACGAGAAAAAATTTTGTATATATGATTATTTAAATATAATTAACGAGGGGTTCGATGAATCTACAGCAATAATCAATTCTATAGATCTTCGTACAGAAATGGTGTTACTCGATTCTCCCGAACGGAAGATTCTAGAAAAATTAAACCGTGATTATGTAATTACTCAAATTCAGTGTAACACTTTTAGAATACCCGTTTCTACAGGGGATGGCATCGATACTGTAAAATGTCGATTAAATTTTACAAACCCGGTAAAGGAATTATATTTCGCAATTTCCCGTGTAAGTAACGAAAACGTGATATACAGTTGCTTTGATTATGATCATCCTTCACAAATATATCCTACAAATGGTAGATATATTAATTACGAGAATCTTGTGAGTTTAGAAATGACATTAGATAAAGATGTCATTCTTGATAACGTGACTGGAAATTTAATAAATATCAGGGCAGTTCAAAGTGGAATACATCACTCTAGAACTCAACTGTTTAGAAGATTTTATTCGTATAGTTTTGCGTTAGAGCCAGAAAAATGGTATCCTACAGGTCACGTAAATTTTAGTACTATTAAAGATCAAAATATAGTACTAAAATTAAATAATAATACATCCGACATAAGAGAACTTAGAGTTTATGCACTCAGTAATAATATACTCCGTATTAAAGATGGAAGAGGACAACTTCTCTTCCCAAATGGTCCAATCGGCAATTGATATAGTTACACCCGTATTTGAGAATGCGGTAGTATTATCAGGTCAATACGCAAAAGCGTGTGGAAGAAGTACAATTCTCGCTAAAGATATGGAATATTGTATGAAATACTGTGCGATGAATACAGTAGGTGATCAAATTGGGTCTTATTTTCCAGAAATATATACAGAAGAAGAATCTGACAACGAAGACGAATTAGTTGAAGTCGTCGACGATGAAGATGAAATGTTCGAACCTTACTCGGGTAATGAAGAACTTTTTAAAAGTATAAATGATGCATATGATGCATGGGAAGCATGGAAACCTACGAATCCGTCGGAAGAGATGATAAAAAATGCTATTGATAGTAATGAAAACATGTGACACTCCAGAGGGTTGGAGTAAGCGTAACTATAAATTATTTAAGAGTAGTGATTATTCGGAATCGAGTTCAGACTCGGAGTCGGAGTCAGGGTCCGGAGATGACGAAAATAAGAAGCACATCAGGGGATATCAAAAAAAAGTATATAAAAAAATACTGATTGAAGAAGAATTGTTACCAGAATAAAAAATATTTATATAATATAAATGTCTGCAGAAGCTGCTAGTGACACCCTCGTGGCTATCTCCAATGAACTCGAGACCCAGTCTCTAAACGCGGTTGTCGCCGGTTTCTCTTTTGCCGCCGCACTTTCTTGGATGGATCTCGTTCGCTGGAGTATTCATCAAGTTGTACGTGTTCAAAAGAATGGTGGTCTTAACTACAGTCTTACCGCACTTTTCACAACCCTACTTTCTGTTCTAGTTTATATGGTTATTTCTCGATTATCCAAACGCGTCAGGAAGCCCACTGCTCCTATGTACGCGGTTACTCGTTAATCTTCTTAGGTTTTGTAAGTATGATAAAAAATATACCTGTTAGTACTATCAAAAATATATATATAAATGCATTCCATTTATTCAGATCCTCTATATCGGGTATGTGAATAGGTTTAGGAAGAGAATAATCCTTTATTACGTTAGGTATAGTTTTAAGTTTATCCGTAGTACACGTTATATTTAATTTTAATATATGATTTGCATTTCTGAAATCATACGGAATCAGACGATTATTACTACTATAATAAAACTGTATACGTAATTTACTTATATTTTGTGAACCTGTATCGAAATTATGTTCCACCACGTCATCGTGTCCAGAATAATTAATTACATCACCACACATTAAAATACGACCAGTATAAAAAGGTGTATCAGAATATACCATTTTGTTTAGTTCTTCTGCACCACTACTTATTTTTATAACGAGTGCATCTGGTCCCTGTAAATTAAGACTTCCAGTGGTTAAATTTCCATTTACAGAAGATATGTTATTCGCAGAAAATCCTATAATATCATGTGGTGTTGTTTTATTAATTACGACTGGATTCGAACTGTATCCGTTAGTACCGTCATAGAAATTGAACGTAAATTCGTTTTCACCGGTTAATATAATGTCATTTTTTTCTTTATCATATACGGCACTTGTTATCACGTGATTCAATTTTTCTGCCAATTCGATTGCTAATGTTTTACCACTATAATTTCCATTATCTAATGTAACGTTTGATGTCAAATTACCACTCGATATAGAAAATGTGTTATTATTATCATTTATGAGTAGTTGACTCGCATGAATACGACCAGAGACTATAGATATTTTTTTTACATCGTAAATCGGGTTTTTTAATTCGACTACATAATCACCTGGATTTGGGTATAGAATAGGATCACGTTCGCTACTATCTATATCTAACGTGTATACACTCATTAAAATACATGAACAATATTTTAATGGATGTTATTACTCAAAAAAAATGCTTATAATACCTGCTGAGCTATGGGATTATTTCTAATCTGTTGTTTGGCTATATTTAGACTTGCGGAAGATGAATTGGGATTCAAATTACCCTTATAAGCATTAAATTTATGGTACATATTATTTACATATTGTTGTGTCCATCCACCGTTAGTAGGTCCTATACGACCATCTATCCGCGTAGAATCACCTCTCGCACTGGTGATTAAACCACCTTGATTAAGAGGCCCGGCGCGAACATTCATTCTTCCAGCGTTTCCGGATCTATTTGCTTTACCACGTCGATCATCTGGACGAAATCCATACTGAAATAATTTATCATTTGAATGGGGGGCCGAATTACCAATCATCACACCAGGTGATGTTGTATAACCATGTGAATACATATTTATGTTAGGTGCAACTTGGTTATTATAAGTATATTGTTCTATATTACCATCCTTTTTGTTTCTAGTTGGATCTGAATTTGAGGTTAAATTGGAAATTATACGTTTAGGACCGGAAAAATTTAATCCATCATTTCGTACACCAGTCTGCGACCTATTTGTTAATCGTTTACCGTTAACATGTGTTCCTCTAACAACGTGACCACCGAACCCTTGCGACTTTCCACCGGCGGATGGTCGACGCTGGGGTAAGAATGCAGTTTTCTCGGGACGATTATTCGCAATTTCGCCCATTTTACCACGACGACCACCAAATATATCATACGCGGGACCACTTCTACCGGGTAATGTGGTAAGTTTATAAGATCCTACATTTTCTGGATTGATTCTCACCATTTGATGATAACCACCAGTAGCTGGGACATCTGGACCCACACCTATACCCGGACCGACGAGTTGTTTTTCTATCGGAGATAAGTTATTCATACGCCCATTATCAAACATCCTGTTTCGCATATCTAATACTTCATCACCACTTGAACGCATTTGTGGAACAACATCTCCAAAACTCTCCTGCTCCTTCTTAGGTGGAGGGTATCCAAGCCAACCTGGTGCATCTTCTGGGTCGGGTTTGTATATATCTGGCACTTCTCTCGGAGTTTGTGGTACAAACGGGGAAGGAGCTTCTGTAGTCTTCGGACCATTTATGTATTTTTCGGGTTTAGGATCGCTTAACTTTTTACCCATGTAGGCTAATCCTGCAATTGCTATTATAGAAACAGGGTCTGCCATTCTTACAAGTTATAAATATTTTTATTGACGAGGATATCTCATATCAAACATCTGATTTTGGGTCTCGGCGCGTGTACTACTCGGTTCATATCCCATACTTTGTAATGGAAGTTTACAACTAACATTTTGAAGAGGAAATAAATTTTGTTCGTATGTACGTGCCACTATTTTATTAAATCGTGATGTCGATTGGGGGCGTAACTCATCACTCGTTTCTATATATTGTGCAGGAGCACCTTTACCGGCCTTAAATGGAGCAGTTCCATATAACATTGTATTTGGGCGACTAGAAGCGTAATTTAAGGTGCTGGGCTGAGGATAAGAAAAAACCTCTTCTGTTGCACATTTAGTTGGGTGTGCGGGATTTTCTACTAAGTTTAATCCGGGTTGAAGCTGATATGCCATTTATTATTACATGAGAATATTATCTAACTAAGCTGAACCATTACCCCCTCCGAACATACCACTTCTCTTATCATTATTAGTGGCTAATCCACCAAATGCATCCAATTGAACCCCCCGTGCATTCGGATCACATAACAATGGATTTGTTTTGCATATATCACCACCTTTTTCGCCGTATAACCATTCCGCAAATTCAGTTTGAGCACCTGGTATTGATGTTACCGGCCCTGATACAAATTGTCTTGAATATATATTTCGTTGATACTCTGGCATCGGGGATCTGGATTTTTGTGGGCCATATGGTATACTACCAGAAAGCATATGATTAACTTCATCCCTAACTGAATGATATTCACAAGCTGAGGGGCGATCTGGACGACCATCATAATCACTTATCAACACATTTGCCATCGGGTTATCTATACTTGGTCGTTGACATGATGAATACATTTCAGTGTCAGACTGGTTTGATACAGTACCCTTGATCATATTGGAACTCTCCATTACATATAAAACACCCAAACATGTGGAACCTAATATAAATACTCTAATGTCACGGCGAATTATATATAATATACAAGTAGCATAAATTATAAAACGGGCTGTTGCATTAACTCGTTCTTCTGCTGTATGATTCTTTATTGGCCAGAATTCTGTAACTTTATCAGTTCTAATTATTTGCTTAGGATCATCAAATAGGGAAACCATTTATATTATACGGTTTTTATTTTTTCATCATGCCACTAAGCAGACCCTGCATAGATTTCATAAGAGCATTTTCATCGATATCTATATCACCATCATCATTCTGAAGTTTATCTGCACACTGTTTAGCAACAGTCTCGATCATACTGAGCGTTTCTGCTGGAATAGCGGTAATAGTAGTTCCCAACATGTAAAGTGTCTGGATGTATTGCCAAATGGCTTCTCGTGTCGCATCTGATGCAGTAGGCCAACAATCCGTGATATTAATTTCTTTGAGAAAATCGATATCTTTTGCATTTTCGAGAAAAAAAGATTCATCCCGTGTATTAATTTTATCTACATATTGAGCTATACCATTCATAAATCCATCCACAATAAGTTTTCCATTAGCAGACCTCATAAGCTCAAAAGCGGCCATGTATTTTTTTAAATTTTTTTCTTCTGGAAAAGCTGAATGCAGTTCCGTAAGAAATTGTCCCATCATATCGTTAAATGCGACGATGGAAGTCATTAATATTTACAACACGTGATTTATCTTTAAGTTAATCAAAATGGATCAGTTGATATAGTTTCACGTTTACCCAATCCGTTGGATACTATAAAATAAACTAATATACCTACTAATGCAGCAGGTTTTGCATATGAACTCGTTGTAAGAGCCCCTTCATCGTTTAAGCGGGCTTTGCCGTGTATGTACATAGCTGTTATACCAGCTGCAATAATTGCAGCTGATCCAGGTTCTCTGAGATACTCGTCCATATTTAATAACCAATTTTTTTACTTCGTGAATCGGCGGCATCTGGAAATAATTCCTCACCTGCATCCAAACCTTCCTCCTGTAATTGCTCGTCCGGAACAGACCTGATAGTCTTAAATTCATTTTGAAAAGGATTTGTAGCTTGTTGGGGAACTTCATCATATTGATGATCTTGTATGTCCTGATTTTGGTATTGTTGATCTTCCATACCATCTTCCATACCATCTTCCATACCATCTTCCATACCATCTTCCACATGTTCATCACCTATATGCTGTTGGTCATTTTCATCGTACTCTCCTATATCTTCGTCTTGTAAGTTTGGTTCTTCGCCGTCTACGTATTCATCTGCGTCAGCTGACATGTATGTTTGTAGTATTTGTTGAACAGGGATAAGTTCTTTTACAGATGATTCTACGCATACAGAAAATCGCTCGTATAACTTATCATTTCGACTGTGTTCGGATTGTGTCTCGCTAAATATATAAGGATCTCGATACAAATCCTTTGCAGCGTTTTTATAACACGTATGAATAAAAATTTCATTCGATGGTAATTTTACAGACATTTTTTTGGAATCTTTACTTAAACGGACAGCTGAAAGAATTTTTACTGAACTAACAAATACAGCTGCAACGAGATCCTTAAACCATGAACACCTGTCAGCTATGTTATCTGTATGTTGTTTAGACATGGTTTCATTCCATTCCGGAACATCTTTTAATAGTTTTTGAAACATGATTAAATGTTGACGTCCCTTAGAAAGTTTATGAGCTTCTTGATACATATCATCAAATACATCAATCATAACTGGACAGATAAGTATGGAAAGCTGTTCAAGATATTCACGTTTAGCTTCTACTAAAACATTTAAGTTATCCATTTATGATTAATCGTTCTTTTTTTATTAGATGTTTTGCGCATTTCTCCTGTATTGATTCGCTGCCTTTTTTAAATTCATAAGAGTGGGATATTCGTTTATAGAAGACAATGTAGAATCTCTATTCAGTTTTTTTACTTTCCATGTTATATTAAGATCGTAATCTCCAACAACAAATACATCAAATCCAGCTAATTCCAACTGTCGTTTTATATATGTTAGGGCTTTCATTCTATTAAACGTGGGATAACCAATAACAATTACTGGAATTTGTGTAATTACATTCTTATGATTTGTATCAACCGCGCGCCGTATTTTACGAGTTATTTGTTTATATAATTCAATATACGTTTCCTTTTTCATCCGATTTCTGTTATTCACAATATTAGAGATTTCATCGATGTTTATCATTATTAATAACTATGCTATTTTTTTACGACATCTAACTCACTATTTTTTATATCTTCATAGAGAATATATTCAGAACCTTCTATACCGCTTTCGAACGGGGTTTTGTCTGAAGGGGGTTTTATCTCGAGTTCTTGAGAATGAACTCCTATAACATGTGAAGGGTTATTGTCTATTACTATTATATCAGATACTACAGAAAATCCGAAAGCAAATCCACTGGGTTTGACACACATGAAGTTACATTTATATAGATGATGATTCTTATTTCTGTGCTTATATTGTTTAACATCTTTGGTTTCTATTATATAATTATGAATACCAACATGTTCGTATAAATATTTGTTAGTTAATATCACAAATTTCTCTATTAAATCATTATTGATTGTAATTTTCTCAACTTTTATATATTCATCTATCTTGGGTTCTGGATCGTTTAATGTAATTCCATGAATAGGTTCATATGCACCAGAGTACCCAAACTTTTCCGTCCTGGAATCGAATAATAAGTAAATTAGTATAAGAACAAGTATCACGTTATACATTATTATACTTTACAAAAAAACGTGTCAAATTATTTTATTTTTTTTGATAAAATATTATAGATGTCTCTTTTAATATTCAGTCCTAAGTGTAAACACAGTGTAGAAGTTATGAATTTTATAAGTAAACATCAACAACTAAAACAAATCGTTCAATATCATAACGTAACAGAATTTGGAATACCACAAGAATTTAAAGACAAAATAACCCGAGTACCCACCATGTTAACAAAAAATGGGAAAATATTAATTGGACGAGAAATACAAAATTGGCTTGAATCTTTATTACCTGTACAGGAAATGGAAACATGTGATTTCGGTGGAATTAACTCAACTACACTCAATGGAGAACCTACAGGGGATATGTTTGGTCTCGATGAATATGGGCGATCTTTACAACCCCCAATGACAAAAGAATTACAAGAAAAAATTAGCCGAAAGGTAGAAGATACCCCGTATAGTGATATAAAGAATTAAATCATCGATTAAATATATGAAACTGGTAACAGTTCAAGCCGCGGCCATAAAATCCACGTTTGAAGTGCTTAAAGATATTTTAAACGACGTTAATATATATTTTAAACCGACAGGTGTGGATATAGTTACTCTTGATACTGCGCGTACATCTTTAATTGACATGCATCTTCCAGCTGAAAACTTTGAAGAATATAATTGTATAGAACCGATTGATTGTGGAGTCAATATGACCAATGTATACAAATTACTAAAAACTATTACAGTTAATGACGTTTTGGTGATAAGTATAAATTCTAAAGAATATATGAATATCGAAATTCACAGTGAGCAGAAAAAAACATCTACAAAATTTGCATTAAAATTGCTAGATATAAATGAAAATCAAATAGAAGTACCCGAAATGCACATGACGGTAAATACACCCATTCCTTCGGTAGATTTTCAACGAATATGTAGAGATATGGCAAATATAGGAGATGAGATAGAGATTTCTAGAGGGGGTAAAATTTTACGCTTAACTTGTAAAGGTGATTTTGCAGACCAGGAAACAGAAATACAATGTGTAGACGAATGTTCTTTAATGTCTGGTATATATTCGTTAAGATATATGAACATATTTACTAAAGCTACAAGTATGTGTTCTACAGTACAAATAATGCAGGAAGAGCAAAACAGGTTTTTAATTTTAAAATATAACGTCGCGAATTTGGGTGATTTGAAATTTTATTTAGCTACTAAGGTAAACGAAGATCAGTGAGATAACCGGTAGCCGTATCGACTGATTTAATCATACCGAAAAAATTTTTTATTTTAATTTTAGGATATGTTGTAGCCAAAAATGAATCGGTGTAATAAAACATATCACTGATTTTTATTTTTTCTCCATAAAAATCTCCACGAGGACCTCCATACCTTCGAATTTTTTCGAGAATATCTTTAACGGGTTTATCATCGTTATCCATTAATTGAGCGCTGCTTAACGGTATATGAAAGAAAATGGATGTTGGTTTAGGTGGAGGCCAATCATAATTTGGATTATTTGTTATATATTTGTAAATCTTACTATTATACCAGTATTTGATTCGTATTATCATTTTATCTACTGCATCTGGAACTTTAGGTATCGCGTTACTATTTTCGGTATTAATTAAATAATATTCCGTGTTTTGGTCATGTTCACGTGCACATTTATTCCAGAAAGGTTCATTTGTTTTGAATTCATGGTCATGTTTTACACTATACTCGATAACTCGTTCAACAATAGAATAATCACATTTCTTAAACATTAGATTGATAATATTACGAAATGTGTAAATTGTGTTAATTAAAAACGAACAAAGTATTTTAATCATTTATATAGATGGAGGGTAATTTTTTAAGCAGGTACAATAATAAAATAGACCGCTGGTTAGAGTTAATAAATAGCGATTCATCTAATAAAATACAACACGAATCGGAAATGGCTGCGTATATAGGAAAATGTATGCCATATATACAACAGTATAATAACACGGATTCTGTAAATGAAGTGAATACAGATAATATATTTAATTGTAAAGAAACTACGGGTTTACAAAAGAAAGACATATACACAGACTATCTCGTAGATGTAGAAAAGAAAGCAATTGATCGCCCAATAGAACGCAAAATTATCGACACGTGTCCACGATGTCCAAATAGTAACGTGTATAAAACGACTGAAAGTGAAATGGTGTGTGATTCGTGTGGTATAGTATTGGAAATATTAATAAGCGAAGAACTCACTTATAAAGAAGAGCAAGAGACCTCAGAAAAAATTATAAATTATTCTTATAAAAGGGATAATCATTTTAATGAATGGTTATCACAGTTTCAAGCGCAAGAAATAACAACCATTCCTAAAGAAGTCATAGAGGAGTTACGAAATGAATTCAAAAAAATGAAAATTAAATCACTCACCGAAATAACACATGCAAAAGTTCGTTTATTATTAAAAAAACTTAAACTAAATAAGTTTTATGAACATGTACCTTATATTACGAATATATTAAGCGGAATTAAACCACCCAAAATGCCAGTTGAACTGGAAGAACAATTACGCATGATGTTCCGTGATATTCAAAAACCGTTTGACGACAATTGTCCAGTAGATCGAAAGAATTTTTTGAGTTATTCATACGTATTGTTTAAATTTTGTGAACTGTTATCCGAAGATTCGTATCTTCAATACTTTCCATTACTAAAATCTAAAGAGAAACTTCATCAACAAGATATTATATGGAAAGCTATTTGCACGGATCTCAAATGGGAATTTATATCTACAATCTAATTTCTACGATTTCAGCTTTACAATTTTCACCGGACGGAAAATTAATTAAATACCCAATATTAATCTTTAACTGATGTAAATATTTACGAGCTTGAGCTATCATAATATCGTTCAGTGTTTTTACAGATTTAAGCTCCAAAACCGTTGTTCTTCCTATTATGATGTCAGCGCGAGCCATTCCTACAACATGATCTTTGTAATATATAGGAACATGACGCTCAGACTCGTATGGTATATTTAATCCGCGTAGACTCACTTCCATAGCGTTATGATATACACGTTCACTATGCCCAGAACCAAGTGTATCGTAAACTTCGTGGACTATTTGATTAATGTGTTTCCGTATGATATTTTCTGTATCATCTAAATGTTTATCGAATATATCTTGATAATATTCACTCGCACAGGAAACGTTATTCCCTTTACTTTCCATTTACCATGATTAAGTGTTTATTCTTTATACACTTAAAGATTGTTCGCTTAGTATAAGAGGGAAACCTATCTACAGAAATGTACATGTTCCCATAGCTCAGTTGGTTAGAGCGTGGTGCTTATACTACGTATATACAATGAAGTTACATTCATATAAGGCACGCCAAGGTCGTGGGTTCGAACCCCTCTGGGAACATCTTTTAGATACATGTCCTGTATGTAAAAGATGCGATATTCAATTATCTAAAAAAACTAAACTATTATAAATGTCAGATTCAATTGTAACTCTCAATTTATCAGACGACGCAGGTGGTATGGTTCCGATCGATAGATTTTCAAAGACTACGACACTCGTGCCAGAAATGTCTGAAAAAAATGTAAATGAATATAAAGATACCATGGACTCGACGCCCATTGCCGATGTTATGACTTACCAACAGGATCAGGGATTTGAATCGCCTATGATGGGTAGCGATCCTCGCGCAGTTCAAATGGCTCAACAACAGGTTATGATCCCGACACCACAAAATTCAATATCTAATGAATCTAATAAAAAAAAGAAAAATCCATTTGACTTAACCGACGAACAACTTGATGCACTCATTGTAGTTTTCGCTGCCGGTGTATCTGTATCTAAACCTATACAAGAAAAGCTCGCTAGCTCGATCCCTAAATTTTTAAATAGTCAGGGGAACCGTAGTCTGGTAGGTTTAGCTTCGACTGGAGCTGTTGCAGCTGTTGTATTTTACGTCGCTCGTAAATACTTCTAATAAAGATCGAGTACAGTACCACCTAATATTACGTAACTGCTTAATACTCCCACTACTAAAGCTACCATTGTCATAAATAATGGTAGCCACGCTGTTTGAATATCCTTACCGTAATTTTTGTAACTATCTCTTAACTGCTTGGAAAATACCTCGATAGTGGGTACTTTAGAAAATCCTTCAGTTAAGAGAATTAAAAACAATATAGAAATCATCAACGCAACTGCAACCGCCGTTGGTTGCATACTAATGATTAAACTTGTATTACCGAGATACCATATAATAAATGGAAAAATTAATGTCATTGTAGTCATATTGATCCAATAAGGTGCTGGTAATCTTGTAAGAAATGCACCTATCATTAACAGAAACCACATTAACAATGAAAGAAAGATCCTATCAATAGAAGGTTGTCTGATATTAAACTCCATATATTTAACTAACATTATTAATCAGAAATTGTTTTTCCACAAAAAGGCGTTTCGCCTTGTATGTTTTCATATATACCTATTTTTATAGCTTCGTTTTTTAGATCGGTATAGTTCTTCCAATACCCCGCGCTATGTGAATACTCTTCTACTGTACAGTGCGCCAATTCGTGAAGGAGTACATGAAAGACGTGATTAGGTGTACCGTCTATACATAAACCAATCTCTTCACCTTTATTTGTATTATACCCTATACCCGATAAAAACGACCCCCTGTAGGCGATTATACTAATTTCCTTGTGAAGTATATTAAATTTAGGATCATTCGTTTCTATAAGATGTTCCCTGAGCGTTTTATACTTTTCCTTTACTTCCATAAGTACGGGATCATCACGATAACTCGTATATAAATACACGTTAAGTATTACTAGTAAAAGTAGAGTTATCATTATTATATACAAATATAAATTTACTGTATAGCTCTGATATACAGTTTCCATTTAAAGATTCCCATTTTGTCATCGAAAATCCACTTTTTTCTAATTGTGTTATGAGAAGATCTTTGTGTGCAAGTGGTTCGGATTTTGGTCCTTCTGCATAATATGGTGTGTCAATTAGATGAACAAATAACTTTTCTCCAAAATTTCCATTACTTGTATCTTTTAATTTAAAAAAATTTCCAAGTGAATCGTTTAACGGTGTTTTAAAAATTATTTTTTCGGAATCGGGAATAATTCCCATAAAAATACCACCGGGTTTTATTCTTTTTTTTATTTCACGTAATGTCCCAAAAAATAATTCACGCGTTTGAAAAATATAATGTAAAGAAAAATTATAACAAATAATATCATATTTTATATTTGGGCATTTAAATATATCACCGTGATAAAACTTCACAGGTATTTTCATATTTGACGCACGCCCTTTAGCTTCTTGTAAAGCCGTGAGAGATGGTTCACACATGTTTATGTTAACACCCATTTTCACCCACTTTTGAAGATCGCCACCGAAACCACACCCCACATCGAGAATATTTGCACCTTTGAAAGTGTAACCTTCGATGAGTGAGCGTTTCTCGTCGTTATGTAAACGACGCAAATCTTCCATTTTTTAGTTAAGTATAAAAACTTTAATTATAGATTCGACTTAAGTTATATAGCTTAAAGTTTAAATCATACTAATACGTACAATGTCGTTGGAACAAGATTATACTACTGTACCAGGTCAACTTTATGCATGCATGTCTGTGGTGGGACCTGAAGCACCACAAAAAAATGACAAATTCGGTGTAAAAATACGAGGCGCTTTTTCTACCAGTGATGAAGCTGCTAGTCACGCTAAAAGACTTCAAAAAGAAGACGCGACGTTTGACATATACGTTGTCGATTTATACAAATGGCTACTGATCCCACCAGACCCGACTAAAATTGAAGATTCACATTACACTAACGAAAAACTTGAAGAACTAATGACAGGTTACAAGGAGAATCAGGCTATGGCTGCAAAAATGTTTAACGAACGTAAGACAGATATGCAAAATAATAAACAAGTTGACGGTAAATCCAATTATTTCAAAGCCGGTGACGAAAATTCAAAATATTATAATAAACCCGACGAAAGTCCAATCAGTCATCCAGCTGAAGTAATCGAACGTCTGCAAAGGGAAAAGCCTGATAGTCCTATGGAAGAATTGGTAAAAGAAGCCGATCTCATTGTGGCTAAAGAAATTGAAGAGCGTCGTAAACAGCGTGAAGCTGATATGTCTATACCTGAGGAAGCTGAGGAACACGATGAATCTGTCGATGCAACGATAAAAAATGATGAAAATGTAGAAGAAGGAGAAGAAGTAACATCTAATTAATTTAAAATAATTATATAATAATCCGTCATATTATTAAAATATACACTTTTAATAATACAATGAACTTTAGTTATATGCCAATCAATAAACATGGGAAAAATTTTGTTATTACCGATATAGACTTATTGGACGACGAAGATAAGAAAGCGTCTGAAGTAATTATTGACGGGGTTGTCCGTCCAGTAATTACCAGTAGAAATATTAAAAAAACACAAGACCCCATAAAAACATTTATACCATTTTCACCCAGTTCTAAGTATCACGGGTTGAAGGGTTTTTCCCATAAAGAACCCTAATATAAAAGCTACGAATATTACTATATATGCAACCTTATCTAAAGATGCAAAAACATCCGTCGATTTATGTGGAGCCGAGTCATGTGTCATAATATAAGGTGGTTGGTGAGGATAATAATATTGTTGTTGATCGTTTGGTACATGATCTTGTATGGGTTCGCTATCATTTCGTACCTCTTTATCTAAAATTTGAGGATTATATTCGATAGGATTACCTAATTCGGTTTCCATGTAAATATTTAATACTTTATTTTTTTAAGCTTCGTATTCATCATCTGAATCTTCATTATCACTCACAACAAACCCTTTTAAGTTTCCATTTTCATCTTCATCACTATCGACACATTCATCTTCGCTATCAGTTTCACATAAATCGTCTTCATCCGTTGCATCATAATCTGTATCGTATTCATCATCATCAAAGTCATCTTCTACATTACGTTCAGTTGGTTCCATTCGTTCGGGTACTTTAGTTTTTCTTCCAGAACGAGTATATGAGGTATTTATAGTCATGTTTTATTAACGGTGTTAATTCTTTTTAAATATATTTAGACCTGTAGTTTTCACCTTTAATAAGACTTTTTTGCATTAATATGCGCTCGAATGTAATTCCTAATCTGTCACCTATTTCTGCGATTTCGTCTATTAAATCAACATCGGTTAAAATCATGTAATGCCCTATGTCGTTTAGATTATTAACGGCGTTAATCAGTGCAGTTTGTGATCTATTAAATTTTTCTTCTTTCATATATTCGGTAGCTAAAGTCATATTAGCTTGAAAAGTTTTATATAATCTTGGATATATACCCGAATATTTGTGCGTTTCTTTTACAATTTTATCAACTTCGTTATTTTCCGTGTTATATGATGCCAGTTTTGAAAACATGAATACCACCATTCCTATTAATAATACCTGTAACATCTTTACAGTAAACGTACTATTTTATCTGATAAATTATGTTCTCTGGAATTACACGAACATGTTTGAATTATACGATTTTTAGTAATCTTAAATTGAACTTTTTTCTTTTTGCACACTGAACATGTATAATCAGTATTAACTATTCTAATAGTTTTGGATTTATTCGTTATGTTATTAATTTTTGTAGATTCACCAATCAATACATTTTTATTAATAAATTTTTGCAATTCTTCACAAATTAAAATCGAATCAGTTTTTTTTTCTTCTGGACATGGCATACATACGTTTTGTGGTGTAGAAATGATCGGTGGAGAATAACCATCTGGATACAACCCTTTATATATTGAGTCTGGTAATTTATGTTTTCTTCCATAAAAATCCTTACAATATCCATAACGCCGCCCTTTCATCGTTTCGCATGTACAAAAACAACGCTGCTGAATAGTTCTACCTTCCACACGAAACCAAACATGATTTGATGCATGGGACTGTCCTCTATTCTCACAATATCTAGAATCAGAAGATACTAAAAATGTGTGTTTATTAGAGAAAATCTTACGCACTTGTGCGTATCTTTGACCTTCTATTTCTTTCTGAATAAATAATTCAAGATCACTCGATACCGTTTCATTATGAAATTCATTTTTCATTTCGGTTGAAGTAAATGAACCTTCATCGCGACTTGAACCTTCTACTATATTGATAGCAGTACTCAAAGTTCTAACTGTTGACATGTGCATAACTTCAACCGATGGACTTCTATCAAATATACGAGTTAATTCACCGTTTTTATGTCTATAAATCAGTACAGGTTTATATTCACCCTGAATTTCACCTTTTACATATTTATGTGACCATGGCATTCTAAAACCACTACCTTTCACATTTTTTCGACCCCCACCGTATACAGCGGTATCTACTATATCACCCCACGATTTACCTGGAAACATAATGGATAATGCAGATACTATATGAGAATGTAGAGCCATAGCCGAACCATGATCCACTACAAATCCCGGCCAATTCATGTGGATTCCGTATTTCTTTAAATTGTTACCACAATCTTTAGGACTTGCCGCAGAAATGAGTACATCTTTACCGTTGAAATGTGTAACACGATCGCATATAGTACGGATATATTCTTCTAATCTTTCAAATGGAATATCTTCTTCGTCTTTATAATCTAAATCAACGAAAAAATTAAATGTATCAGTTTTTTGTTCGACAACAAATATTTTTTCACCTGATTGCACAGCTTTTATATATATTTCATAGAATTCATTCAATCTTTCATATGGAACAGATAAAACGCCACCGTCCATGAGCACATGTGAAAGATTGGAGCTATTAACAAATCCTTGTTTACGGCACCAGGATTTAAACATACTTACATTATATTGTTTTCTTCTTTTTAATTTTCTTCTTCGAACCAAATCGATGATCTACAAGATACATCTATGAACTCTTCTTTTTCTAAAGATAATTCCTTTTTAAGAACTAATAATTCATAAACCGTCTTAGTTTTTAATTCTTCTATGTATTGATCAGCCCTCTCTTCCCTGTACGACTTTCGCTCCATGAGAATATCTTTTATTTGTTTAAGAATATAGTTTTTAGACTTCATTATTTAATAGAGAATGTTTTTCTATTTAAAGAAGTTACGCACGCGTAAAACTCTGGATTTTCTAATACGTTATGTATTATCCGTTCCCATCGCCGTCTCAAATTAAATTCTGGTAATGTATCAAAACTCATAAAATCATTTTCATCATAGGTTCTTTTCATTGTTATTTTTTTACTATACATTTTATATTTTTCTTCATTAAACCTTCTAACCAATTCAAGTTGTTCTATTTTTGAAAAATTTACAAAAAATATGAACACTGTATACTCGAGGTCTACATTAGAACTTTCTTTAACATTAAAAGTATAACTCGTATATTCACCTTTTTTTAAAGATAATACCCCACGTGTTTCTTCTTCGAGTTCGCGTAATGCTGTACGTAGGGGTTGGCAAATTTCTCGCCTCCTACATCCACCGGTTACGAATATCCACTCTTTGAATCTTTTATCCCTAACCGTGAGAAAACGAGGTGTATCTCCGGCAAACGTAACTGGCACAGCAATAGCTTTGTGTTTTTTCATCGCTCATTAGCTTCTACGATCCCCTGATAAGTTTATTTGGGAGAATTCTGTACACTAGTATTTGTCACGGTATCAGATGAAGGAACTTCTTGTTGAGATTGAACCTGAACTGCGGCACTTGGAGGTGCACCTCGCATAATCATGTCAGGTGGTGGTTCAGATGTAACACTATCTAAAAATTTTGTGATTTTTGTGATATCCTCCTTAGACTTTCTAAGATCGGTGTAAATGTAATACGAAGCTACTGCGCATGCCACGAGGGCTACTATAATAGCGGTTTCGCGATCAAGACCAAACATGTATTTTATAAAGACCCTTTGTTTTTAAGTAGATACAATCGCACCCATATTAGATGTTTCACGCGTGGGACAATTGTGCCCATATTTTCCAAATTGGACTTCCTGATAACGCCCATCCTTACAAGGTGCATTCTGAGAAGGTATATATTTATTGAGTGTTCCGGATTTAGGATTGTAGGTGATCATAAAAACGAAAAATACGAGGAATAGAAATATCCACATTTATTATTATATAGGATTTAATTACTGTACATTAATCCGCCCATACCCGATTCTATGCGTAAAATATTGAGGTTTACGGCATAAATCGTATCCGCATGTACTTCAGTTTCACTGACTAAACGCGCGCTGTCAAGACGACTAAAATTTAAACTCCCTGTAGGTTGAATTTTTCCAGTCTCTAAACAGAATGGGTAAATGAACCGCTTTTTATTATTACCATCAGCATCCGGTGTAGAAGCAACCGTATGGTAATATTCAGAAACGGATGTATAATGTGGATCCGTGTACTTAAAATCAGTCACATCGGTTCCATTGATCTGAAGTTTAATCTTATTACCGTTTCCAGCAATAGTTAAATCGCTGCCATCAGCTGCACATAAATACTTAACCGGGTGATTAAATGTGAGGTCCTGTATGGTATTCAAAGAAGGAGTAGATACTTGTGTTTGTGTTATAAGCATATTTTGAGCAGTTTGGGAAAGTACCGAACGCTCATCGGAGTCAAGATATACGAAATGTGCAAAACATTCCCAACTATGACTAGATGCAGTGTAATCGGGCCCCCATGTAATACGGAATTCCACATCATGGAATTGTAGAGCTACTAAAGGTAAAGCAGACTGCCAATTCTCACAAAAAGAGAAACGACAGGGATAAAAACGAGACTTGCGTGTAGACGATGCAGCGTCTGCTCCATGCCCGGAAGCAGATTTAGTGAAATTAGAGGCACTGAGAGTTGGGGCTACAAACTGAGAGAAGTTAGAATCTTGTGTGTCTATAACCTGACCTCCGCAGAGAAGCTCGATTTTAGAAATTTGTCCAGTCCACTCTTCGGCGGTGTACATTGCGGTCCCACTGCGAGGAGCTAAATACACAAAACCGAGTAAGTCTCCTTTACGCTCAAAGCGAATCGTAGACATACCGTTTGGAGTGGGGTTACCCTGAATAACCTGCTTTTCGACGGTTTGCGAAAAATTTGTATGACGTTTATAGGTAGAGCGAAAAAAGCTCACTTCTGGCTGGCCAACGATATGCGCATCTTGCGCGCCGATGGCCACTAATTGGGCAATTCCACCTGACATGTTTTATATTATAATACGGTTTTATTTTTTTAAGCTCAGAATAGAGGAACTTGTGGGTGAATAGATTCTGTAAGTAGCAATGATAGTATTCCAATCATAGCAAATCTACCGTTAATAAGTTCCGTTTCAGGCTTCCAGAATCCCTGAATATAACCTTCATCTTTGGGATTGGATGCCGTACCGAGAAATGCGAGAGCGGTGACGGCTACAGAAAGTCCGATGTTCTCCTGAAACTGTGTGCTGATGGAATGACCTGTCATAACTTCGTCGACTACCGCTGAAGTAAATCCAACCATAGCAGCACGGCCATTAATACGTTCAGCTACAGATAGATAATCATTTGAACGATTGAGAGACGTGAGAGGTGGTCGTGTCGCGACCCTTTTAGAACTCGATGTAGTTTGATTGTTCTTTGTTTGTGTATTTGTGTTCACGATGGGTCTGAGAATAGCTGTGCAAGACATTTGTACTTGTTATACAAACTTTATCTTTAATCTTATCCATTTGTAATAATTCCATCAACATCATATCTAAGCATATATTCAAGTTCTCGTGGTTCTTTATGTGTATACGTAAAGACATTTATATTTTTATTCTTACAAAAAGCGATAAACTCGTTATCTAAACATGTCCAATGAATAATTACACACGTTAAACCTTTCGTAATGAAATCATATTCAGCTCTCAGATATGTAGTTTCAAATGTAGTACCTATATTAAATCGTATAGACAGTTGATTTGTAAGTTTACGATTAAAACTTGAAAAATAAATTTTACTCGTATCTTCTTTTTCGTAAAATTTATTTAGCGCGTTTGTGACGTTTTTATCATACCCTTTAATATCTATTATAATTAGAATATCACGTATACGCGGAAGTTGGTCGTATACATCCTTTAGCGAACATATACCCATTTTTTTTAAATCTATAAATTCCAATTCGTCTATAAACCCACTCGATGTATATACATCATGATATAATACAATTTCACCCGATTTACATAATTGTACATCAATTTCAACTCCGTAATAATTTTGTGATAAAGCCTCACCTATAGCCTCTATACTGTTATCTTTGTGAATCTTGGAAAGTCCCCTGTGAGCTATATACTTCATCGCTATTATTACAAAACATCTTTTACAAATGTGATTAATTTGTAAAAAATGTGGATCTCCTCCGGCCGGGTTCGAACCGACGACCTACAGGTTAACAGCCTGTCGCTCTACCAACTGAGCTACAGAGGAATGGTCCTCTCTACTAGAATCGAACTAGTGACCATTGGAACTACAGTCCACTGCTCTACCAACTGAGCTAAGAGAGGGTATAAAGGCCATCACATATGCTTGTTCTGGGAGCCTCGTTAAGGTGAACAGTCTTAAAAGTCTCCCACATATGATCCGGTTTTGTGATTACTGGGTACGAAGTGTGGGACGTCCTGAAAAGGCACTCGTCGACCAGATAATCACGATTATTCGAATGTTGAGTTAGAGTTGGCCTTTGCCGATGCCCGTATTTCAATAGCTGGTCCCAAAAGTTCGGACACCGACCCCCCTCTCCACCCGAATAAGCTCCCACCAGGACTCGAACCTGGGGTAGTGGATTCAAAGTCCACTGTGTTGACCAACTACACTATAGGAGCGATGATATTTTATATACTGTCTAAATCTTTAAGCTTTGTTTTTAGCACGCTTAAGCTGTATTATACTTAAATCTATATCAGTTATACGCTTTTCAAGTTTAACCATTTTTGCGCGTAATTGTGTATTTTCTGTTATGAGTTGCTTAATTTCGAAATTTTCATTTATATTTGAACATTCACCTTTAACAATTTCAGGTTTTGATGGCCATTTTACTTGTTGTGGATCTTGTGTCATAGAAGGTATGTCTCTTAAACACTGACGATATTTAATCCATTCTTTGTAATTATCATCTTCTAGATGATAATCTTCTGTGAATAACCAATCAGATTCACTTAGCAGTTTATCACGCTTTTTGCGAACTATTTTGAAAAGCTCGGCATTTAAATTTTGTGTAAAGGTGTATTCGTATATTTCTTTAGTCGGTTTACTGTAACCGTTAGGAAATTGTACATCTTCATATTTACATCCAGACACCGGAAAATTGTCATTACATAAATTGTATACAGTTAAAGATGCTACATAAGATTCTAGAGCCATTTAAATAACTGTATATTATATTCTAGTAACTAAATATCCACTAAAAAATACAGAATTGCCTGTTGTATAACAATCTATGTTAGTCACGTACACTTTTATGATATCACCTTTATTTAATTTAATTGTGGTAGATGAAGTTAAACTCTCTTCTTCGGGCATGTTATTTTTTCTATTATATCCAAACCCATTCGTTACTCCGTTAACATTTCCGTTTACTGAAAAAAATATTTCAGATATACCCGTTCTCGTATCTGGATAGTTTAATACCGATGTATCTAAATGATAAATACCGTCAATCGGTGTGGTATAATATCCACCGGATGTAGTCGTACCCGTCGTAAAATGAGAAGATCCAGATGACACGGAACTCCATGGAACAAATCCACTGTAATCATTAAAATATCCAGATCCACCAGAAGTTCCGTTGTATGCATAAAACCATGCAGAGTCGTATTTAATGTAATTTGTTATACTTACGTTTCCGCTAGTAGTAACGTCCTTATTTATAGTTATTTCTTTGAAAACAGTGACGTTTCCATTCACTACTAAATCAGATGCAACATATGCATTTCCGTTAACAGTTAATTCTTGGTTTGTTATTACACTTTCTAATGTAACATTCCCGGATACAGATAAATTAGAAGAAATGTCTACATCCCCTGTGACCGATAAATCTGATGAAATATCTGTATTACCAAATATAGACGTATCTGACAAAATATCTACATTCCCCGTTACGTTTAAATCTCCCGATGCCAATATATTACCCGTTACATTAAGATTTCGACCAATTTCAGCATTAGACGTAGTTATAAAAGCTGTAGTTGAATCCGCAAATTGTAACGTTGTATATGCAACATTACCGGTAGCCGTTACGGCCTCTAATCCATGTGTAGTATCTATATTTATCCCACCTATATTCATTGCCTGTGCGTACACGTTGCCTGAAACCACACGTAGGTGGGAATCTTTCACGTTCAAGAATGTGCTTAAGGTCGTGAGAGACATCTAATATAATATAAGAAATGATTTATACCGAATATTGCAGACCTATACCTCCTTGTTGATATTTGAATCTAAAATATTCTTGTAAAAATTTAACTTGCGACTGACTTATTACACCTCTGTTACGTTTAAAAACAATCATTTCTGCATGGAAAAAATTATTAGCGTTATGCATGTCGTGTGAATATTTATTACCCCAAACGATGGCGTCGGATGTATTTGTACCCGCGTTATTAGTAACGGTGGCTAAATTGGTTGTTAATGTACCCCTAGATAACGTAGCTATGCTGATATGATTATTAATACCCTTAGCTTGCGTTGTTTGATTTCGGTCGAATGCGTTATTCGCTTTAGATATAACACAATGAACTGCGCGTTGCGTATCAGAAGAACCATTTCTTCCTAAAATTCCACCGGCGGTATTCGTATTACCGTCACTGTAACCGTACCCATTTCCATTATACAATAATAATTCTCCACCATCAAACCCTGTTACGTAATTATCCCATGTAACAGAGTTTCGATCATCACTAGTAACTGAATCATGATAATAACTATTACTTATTTGATTTGGGGATGTACACGCAACATGAAATACAGATGTTAAATCTCCTATATTTTCACATATACCACCACCAAAAAGATCTTTATCTCTACTAACCATACGTCCCGAAGAATTAATTCCGGTCCAAAATCTTCTCCCATTTATGTATCTAGTAACACAATTTGTCGCACTCAAATAATTATCTACCCAATTTCCACTTTTATTGTGAACGTAGTTTATCGTATCACCTTCATTAAGTCCCCCCTCTAGATAATAGTCATCGTTCATATCCCACCAATAATGAGGGTTCCAACTACGTATGGTATCTTCCATGTAATTTAAATTACATATCATCCCTGCATAATATAGATCTCCACGAACATCTAGTTTATGTGATAAAGTTAAAGTACCATTATCAATTGTAGACTGCTCTTCTTCGCGAGCGGCGAATATATTCCATTGATCTATTCCCGCACGGGAATCGCCACTTCCCAATTTTTCTATAACGAGTCTAATATATTTAAAATACTCTGTAACTGGAGTCGATGGTTTATACGCGACAAAATCTGTACTGTTAGATCTAATTTTATTCGAAAAGTCGTCTATAACCGCCCATACACCGTTTAAATCGTTACTTCCTACAATACAACCCGTATTAGGCTGACGTCCTATATGATCGTTCGGTGCTTGTATATTAGAATAACTGTATTTAACTTTATACGGAAATTCTATTTGAAGCCAGTGTCCATATCTATTGATATTTTCTACATTTGTAGTGGTAACAGAATTAGTATACCCACCATTCCAATCCCCATTTGAAATATCATAATCACCCGAACCATCCTGTGACCAGTGTAGGTGATTTATCCCAGTTGTACTTGTCAAGTCATTAAAAGCGTTATATGTTGTCGTATTAGAATGTGTTGAACTTGCACTCGTTTTAAATTGTTCATCGTAAGCGGATAATGGTTTTGGGGGAAATTTTTCTATAATACACGGATCGTCTAATACACTGAAACGACTTTTCGGAATATCCGTACCTAACCCCAGTTTTCCCCGATGAACCGTAAATTGGGATTTTGCACGCCCAAAGTAATCTTTATACGCGTCCCATATTTCCATAACTCTATTTTGATCAATAAAATTGTCATAAACCCTGAAGTTTGCGAGTTTGTCTATATTTCCACCACCAATTTGAATTTGGATACTATCTGTGTTTGTAGGTAAATTTACAAGGGTCTCTACATTTGAAACCAATTTCCCATCTAAGTAAATAATTTGAGATCCGCCTAAACCTTCGTATGTATATGTAAGATTATGCCAAGTATTTGATTGAATATTTACATTAGTTGTATTTAGATTAATCACTGACGCAACTGAAACAATACACGTATTAGATACGTTTGCTTCTATGTTAGACGAGTTAAACCACACCGACACGGAATGGGCGTCATCGTTTTCTATAAACGTATTCGCTTCAACAGATATATTAGACGTATTACTTCCATTAAGAATCCAATATTTACCTTCGGAATCGTATGTAGTTTGATTTCCGTGTGGATCTGGGCCGCCTATAATATGATTGATACCATTTCCAGTTGAACCATCAACAAGAACTTGAACATCCGTTATCTGAGGATCTATAAATTTGGATATAATAGATGTATCTATTGAATGATCACCGGTTAAAATATCAAGAATTACATTAGAATTATACTGAAATCCATTTGTTTGAATTCGGCCTGTGATCGTATCAATTATAGTATTTGATGTACCAACGAATGTAATTTTATCAGCGTTCCGAATCTGAAAATTATCCGTTGTTGATTCATACGCCATTACTAGTATGTATAAAGTTTATTTTCTTACAAAGTGGGACTCGACCACTTTGTAAGAATAGTATTTATAAATTTTCGAGAGCTGTAATTCGTGCCTCGAGAGCATCATTTCTAGACTTTTCGATTTCAAGCTTTGATTCTAAATCCTTGATTAAATCTTCAGATATAGATGTAGATTCAAAATCTATATCGTTATCCCTGAAAATATCAGAAATTTCCATTGCGGGATTTTTTGTTTTCGCGTATGCTATCCAATCTTCTAGTTTCATATCACTCACAGCCTCTTTTTTGCTAAACTGTAAAGCCTCTACTTCACTTGCACCGTATAATTCTAATATAGCCGGAGGTGTTATACCCTTTTTACGTCTCCTAAACGTAACCTGATTATTTGAAAATGACAATTTTGATTCATCCCCTAACCATAGAGAGTTATCACTCAAAAATAAGTGTCTAATTTTATATTCAGCAGAACCTAAATCATATTGTGCGTTGACTGTAGGAAGAATATGTCCACTCAGATTCACCGCGTTTATATTTGAAATACCATCTACGGTTAATTCCGTAGAAACATAAGCATTTCCATTAACAAATAAATTAGATGAAATGTCATTGGAAGTAACACCAATACCCAAACTCCCTGTATCGGTTCTAACGACTGTATTCGAACTTAAACCATGAAATGTAACTCGATTTACACTTTTGAAATCGAGTTTACCTTGTGGTGTTTCTACTGGCATATCTAACATTAGTCTAGGTTATTTTTTATTTAATATGTACCTATGTACTGTCCACTGAATGTGGTTGAACTTATACTACTGTCCGTACCATCACCGCGAGGGAATATGGCTTCGCCTTGTACCAATTTGACAACTGTAGTACTTGTACTTGCGTGAAGACCGCTACCGGGTGTTACGAATAACTCAAATTCCTCGTATACTTCTTCAGTACCACCAACCCTTCTAATGTACCATTTTATTGTCTGACTAGACGATACATAGTCGGTTAAACGAACCCTGCAAGATACCTGATAAACACCTGTTGCGGGTGCAACATACATACCCCTAGTAGCACCGGGTGTAGCTATAAATCCGGCAGAGGCGTTACTCTCATCGATGCTATGATCAAAGCCAATGGTTAGAGTGGTATTTGTATCATTCATGACCGCCTTAGTATCTAACATTTGTCCATTGACACCTTCTATGTGGAACGCGAACGCCGCGAGTCCACTACCATCACCTACAAACTTTGTAGCTGTGATAGTATCTTGTGTGATAAGATCACCCAAAATGTTAACTGTGATGTCATTTCCAGTGTCGACTGTTATTTCAGAAGCTTCTAAAGAATCTTGTGTATAACCGATAGTGAACTCACCCGCATTCGTGGCAGACGTAGATCCATGATGAATAAGTGCTACATTCGCTGTAGGACGTTGCATCACGAAACCTATATCAGTCGAGCTTAATGTATTATTATTCGCTAAACCCATTATAGGATCCGTAATAACCTTCGTTTCGGAATCGACGATGAAACGGTCACCACGGAAGAAAATATTACCGGTGACATCTAAATTAGAGGCAATCACAGTCGTTTCAGGTGTAGATGTAATATAAGTTACGCGCTCGGCGTTAGAATCTACATCAATTCGAAGACCAGAAACATCGGTTTCTAAAACACCTATCCTCGAAGCGTTATCCGCGAGATTAAGTGCGGTATCACCACCAGTTTGAGTCGTCGCAACTTCAAGATTATCGACATCAATAATTAATTGGTCAATCCTCGAAGAATTATCCGAAAGATCTGTCTCAAAAGCGAAATCAGGAAGTGTTAATTGAGTACCGTCTCCGGTGAAGTAATTAGCTTCAACGTTTCCGTGTACCTTGAGAGTGGTAGCTGCTAACATTTGAAGTGGCAGCTCCGTGATGGCAGTACCCTCTTGAGACCCGTTAGCGAATGTTACAATAGTTGGATCGGCACTAGACGTAGCCGACGAATATTGGCCTCCTACGGTGGCTGCGAGTAATCGAGTACCTCCATCGGCGAGAGCGATAGATTTACCTAACTCGGCGCGATTTTTGTCCTGAATTATTTCGGGGAAATCGGTTCTAGATATTTTATGATCGAATAAGGTCCAATTACCAGCATCGTATTTGAATGCGTACACATACCCTCCAGAAGTGTGGAATGGGAAAGAAATCGCGACCAAATCTCCTGTCGAAGACATCTCTGTTCCAATCATCGCTTTTGAGGAATCCATTCCATACGCCGAGGCTGCGCTCGTAGAGCTCCAGCCAGCCGCTTCGGGTGTCGTTATCTCATCGCCTAACGTGGAATAACTATCACTACCCGCATCATAAGAGAATACGCGAATAGAACCGAGACCGTTGGTGAAACCTTGACGCGTTCCACCGTTTCCGTCCGGCGACGGATTTTGGATGAAACGACGTGGCGAACCAACAGCCAAAATCGTACCATCCGAAGATAACCTAACTTTACTACCAAACTCAGAATCTTGCTCTGCGGAAATAATACTCTTGTACTGCCCCGCATTCGCCGTACCAGCACCACCGTCGGTACCGTTATTACTTCCGTCTAAATTGCGCTGATTCCATGTACTTCCATCCCAGTCAAATACATTGACAAATCCTAATGTAGAACTGTTCTGGTCGAACGCGGACCGACCAGGAGCTCCCATAGCAATCGTATTACCATCAGCGGATATATCTACACTCGTACCAAGGTGCTCACCATCTGAAGTAGACTCGAAGGTTGTACCAACTTGACTCCATTGAGATCCATCCCAATCGTATACAAAAACATCACCGTCCCAACCCGCGACATTATTATTGATATCCGTTTGTGTCTGAAATCGGGGATTACGAGGAGAACCGACTATCATTCGATTACCATCCGCAGAAAGAGAGACCGCGGCACCGAAACCACCGTATTTATTATTGGAAGTTAGGGAGCCGTTGACCGTGATTCCGCCTTCTAAACGCGTCCACGTGCCACCTATTAACCTATACACAATAACATAACCCGGATCTACAGGAGTGATACCGGGTTGTCCTCGATACGCACCGATAGCAACTGTATTGCCATCAGTAGAAATAGCGGCAGTGTCCCAACCGGAATCAGTAGGCCATGCACCCTGACCGAGCTTATCACCGCTCCCTAAACCTGTTATATTCGCACCGTTCTGGACCCAACTAGACGTGCTGTCATTCCAATCATATATCTTTGCTACACCTGAATCAGACCCATTGGCATCCGCGCCCAGTGCTGTGGCTACCATACGAGTGCCATCGGGTGTTATGGTTAGACCACCTCCGAAACCATCCGCCACAGTTGTAAATCCACCGTTGAACGAATTTTCAAATTCCCACTCGGTACCAGGTATGTTGATGACCGTTTCGGAAACGAAAGCGACATTACCAGACACTGCGAGAGATGTATCTGTATTTGTAAGTTCAATAGTTTGACCAGTTGTATTACTTACAGTAGACACAGCATCGAGAGTTAAAGCATTCACATCAGCTGGGAAAGCTACACCCGTGAGTTGAGTACCACTACCAATAAAAGCGGTTGCTTCTACAGTTCCGGAAACGATAAGTTCAGCCGAATCTACAATAGTGAGATCACTTCCCATACCCGAATGGCTGGTACAATAATAAGATACGGTGGATGTCCCTGTGGTAGGAACTACAAATGTTATTATCGCCCCAGCGGTTCCGGCAAATCGTGCCACTGGCTGCTGCCAAGATAAAGTGAGACCATCAGAATAAGCTGAACCGGCTCCATCTGTACCACCCGTAGAAAATGCTATGGCGTGATTCGATAGAGTTGACGAAGATACATCAAATATGTAAGTTTGACCTTGAGACAGGGTAAGAGCCGCTTGTGTTACACCGTCTATCAAATAATAACCCCCATCCGCAGTTACAGTGAATGTCTTAGTTGCACCGATTGTCGCAGCGTTACTTACAAAAGAAGACGTGGAAGTAATAGTTTTACCTACTACGATATCACCACTCGTTACGAGTCCGGTATCCGCATTCGTTAATTGAATGGTATTAGAAGATACGTTACTTACGTCAACTACATCACCGAACGTTAATTCGGCGATTCGAGTAGAATTATCCGCGAGATCATCTTCTAAAGTGGTAATCCTCGCAGCGTTATTCAACAAATTACCCGCAGTATCACCGCCCGCAGCTGTGGTCGCAGCTTCGAGATCGGCGATATCACTTTCTAAGGTTCCAATCCTCGAAGTATTATCAGCGAGATCTGTCTGTAAAGCTACACCCGTGAGTTGGGTGCCATCACCTAAGAATGTGGCGGCTGTTATAGTATCTTGTGTAATGAGATTACCTAAGATGTTAACTGTGATGACATTCCCGGTGTCGACAGTTACTTCAGAATCTTCTATGGAACTTTGTGTATATCCTATAGTAAACTGGTCAGGGTTTGTAGCATCCGAACTTCCATGATGAACAAGTGCTACATTTGCTTCGGGGCGTTGCATTATAAGACCAATATCGGTAGTAGATAATGTATTGTTATTAGCTAAGCCCATGATGGGATCGCTGATGACCTTGGTTTCAGAATCGACGACGAAACGTTCACCGCGGAAGAAAATATTACCAGTGACATCTAAATTAGAAGCGATAACGGTTGTGTCACCAGCTGCGCTTATAAAAGATACACGATTAGCGTTAGAATCCACATCCGTTCGAAGATCGTCAATAAGACCCGATTGGACGGTGTTCGCATCTTCTTCAAGAGCGATTAAATCGTCGAGACGAGAAGAATTATCCGCAACATCTGTTTCTAGGACAGTAATCCTGGCCGCATTATCAGCGAGATTCAACGATTGATCACCACCCGCAGCCTGTTGAGCCACAACAAAATTGTCAACATCAGTTCGAAGATTGTCGATAAGCCCTTCTTGTACAATATTAGCCTGTTCCAATGTAGTGATCCTAGAAGCATTATCCCCAAGATCTACTTCTAAGACTGTAATCCTAGCTGCGTTATCTGTGACATCGGTATTCGTGTTAACAATCCTAGAAGAGTTATCTATGAGATTAAGACGTAAAGTATTAATCCTAGAAGAATTATCGGCGAGTTCGGTCGCGAGATTGGAGCGCGCGAGGGCAGATTCAATATCGAGATTATCAATCTCATTCGATAAATCGGTAATCCTTGAAGAGTTATCCGCAAGATCCGTAGCAAGAGCTACACCGGTAAGTTTTGTACCGTCACCTAAGAACGAAGTAGCTTGAAGATTTCCGTGTACTGTAAGAGTGGTGGACACCATTTCAACTGGAATCTCACCTGTAATAGCCGCTTGATAACCGTTAGTTACTGTGATAATCTGTCCGGGTCCCGTCGAATCGTTTTTAGTACCCATGACTATCTTAGAACCTCCATCAGCCAGTGCGAGGCTTCTGCCTAAATAGTAGTCGTACGCATTATTCTGGCTATCGGGTATCTCAGTGAAATCGGTCGATGATATACGATGATCGTATAATGTCCATGTATCGCCTATAAGTTGGTATACGTAGACAGAGCCCGACCCTATACCCGACGTGGGTCGGTGCAGAGGATAACCAAGCGCAACATAGTCTCCAGTCGAAGACATATCTATCTGCATGGTAACGCTGCTGCTGCTCATTGTTACCGATGAATCCAGCGTCACACCGTCGTGTGCGAGTTCCGCCGCTTTTCCATCGATGACACCTACTACGGAATAACGATCGGTGGATGCGTTGTATGTGAACACACGTGCACTACCCGTACGATTCGGGAAAGTTAACTGATTAGTGATGGCCGCACCACCGCGCTTAGTAGCACTGGCAGCAACAATTGTACCATCCGCAGATAACTTAACGACCGTACCGAAAAGAGATTGGTATTGAACACCATAAATACTCACACCAGTCAGGGTAAACCCCGTGCCAGCGCCACCGTCGTTACCTTTACCCGCTCCACCAGACCCGATATTACGTTTATTCCATTGACTTCCATCCCAATCAAGTACATCAATATAACCATTATGTATGGGCGAGGAATCTCGCATACCACCTGGTGCACCAACTGCAATAGTTGAACCAGAATCCGATATAGCTACAGACATTCCATAACGATCACCGGAATACAGACCAATAAGATCGGCACCAGCTTGGACCCAGTTAGATCCATCCCAATCAAATACTTGGACTCGTCCGTTTTCGCCCACGATGGCCGGTGACGAGTGACCATAAGCACCAATTACTACTCGAGTACCATCTGCGGAAATATCAACTGCGTGGCCATATCTTTCATACTGCGCCGAACCGTACAATTCTCCTACAATGGGACCGTTACCCCCACCCGTACCTACAGGTTGTGCAATACCAACTATTCGTGTCCACGTGCCAGATATTAACTTATATACGACAGCATATCCGGTTTGGCTGCCTGCACTAGATGACCATGAACTGGCGCCGGCAATAATTGTAGTACCATCCGCAGAAATTTCAGCCGCACCACCACCACCAGAATAGTGATTTGGTGAACTCCATGCGAGTCTATCGTATGAATTTATACCTTCTATGTCGTTGCCAACCTGATTCCAAGTAGACGTACCGGCATCCCAATCGTATACTCTAACTTGTCCAGCGTTGGATGACGAGCCGCCACTGCCTATACCTACGAGAATACGATTACCGTCCGGTGTCGAAGATAAAGCGGTGCTAAATTCATGATTTACACTGACCGGATTTGTATCTGTTGATCCGTCATGTTCATCTGCATATGTCCACTGAGTACCGGGTGAGGCCGCTTGTATCTCCGACTTAAATATAAGTTGAGAGCTGTCAAGCTCGACATTACCGGAAGCTTCGAGAGCTGTAGTAGTGTTTGTAAGTTGAATAGTTTCATCGGTAGAACTATTTACACCGGCGACTGTATCGAGAGTTAACGCCGCTACGTCAGCCGGAAATGCTACACCTGTGAGCAAACTACCATCACCGAGAAATTTATCACCAGCTACATTACCTAAAGTTGTTAAACCCGCGGTAATGTGAGCGTTACCCACAATTTGTAAATTTGATTTTAATAAATCATCTGTTACGAGACCTATTCCTAGGCTCGCATTAACTGTATCAAGAACGATATTCGAGGTAGAACCCACGAATCGTACTTTATCTGTGCTTTGAAAATCGAGAATGCCGTTTTGACTCATCCCCAATCTTATTATACCTCAAGGTTTTTTCTTGCGGAATGCGATTTATCCAGTCTGAAAGAAAAAATTTAATTATAATATCCTCGTATGTGTATATACACCCAACCACTGCTATTATTGTTTCCGTAATTTGAATAGTAAATTTCGTTATTTTCTAACGGTATGATTACAGATGTATACCAAATTCCGTTATGATGGGTAAATCCATCGCTATCACCGGGCATCATAACCGAAGCCACTTGTCGGGATCCGATAGAACTCCCGAAATACGTAGATGGGGCGTTTGCTGTGTATCCAGAGTTCCAATTTACGCCTGTAGTATGATTTTTTCCTAATACATGAATTTGGTGATCTCCATTTGTCGAGATACTGTCTCTGGATAAATATACATCCGCCAAAATTGCATTTGATCCACTCGGTATTTCGGTTGATGCATTAAATGAGACTTTAACACTCGGTGAAACATAATTGGTATACTGCCATTCTTTATAAAATGTCGTATTAAGTAGATATAAAATTGCACTCGAGCCGTGTAACGCCCCATCTGGGTGACCGCTTGCTGAGAAAGTTCCAAATATTTCTAAATTAGATGAAATCGTCGTATTACTGGTTGTAGACGTAATATGTGAAACTTTGTTTAGATTTGAATCTAAATCTAAACGAATTGTATCTATTCGTGACGAATTATCTGTTAAATTTGTATTTAATTCCGTAAGTAATTCATCTTGTGTAGTATTAGAAGACGCTAAAGCCACCGCAAGAGCATAATTCATATCCACATCCGTGCGTAAACCTGAGAGTAAAGATGAATGACTCGTCGTCGACGTCTCTACTGAAGCTAATCTAGAAGAATTATCCGAAAGATCCTCTGAATGTGCGACACCTGATAATGTCGTCCCATCACCGGAGAGAGTGAGAAATGAAAGGGTATCAACATTAATAGATCCGTGAACATCGAGTGAATATTCTGGTTTATCTGTATTTATACCAATATATGATGTAGTTGTATCAACAAATAAATTTGCTTGACCGACTTCAATATTAGAACGAGCAGTAAATGCTTTTGTATCGTTAAGAAAATCTATACTAGACCCTGTACTATCAGTAGTAACTATAGATATCTGATCAAGTATAAAGCCACTGGCGTGAACGTTACCACTTGTTACCCTGAGATGAGCATCGTTAATATTGAGATAGGTATCATTACCGTTCATTATATTTTACCGAGTTTATTTTCTTGCAAAGTAAGATACAATTACTTTGAAGGAATTAATTAAGGATTTTCTAAAGCGAGTACACGGGCTTCTAGACTTGCTATTATCGTTTCTAACGTAGCAATTCTCGATGCGTTTGAAAATATATTATCTGTAACCGTATCTATACGAGCGTTATTAGATGTTTGAAACGTCGACAAGGACGTAATTCTAGCATCATTTGAGGCTAAATCATTCGCTAAAGCTACCCCTGTAAGTTTTGTCCCGTTACCATAAAAGGCACTCGCGTGAACATTTCCACTCGAATCAATACCTGTAGTAGCGTTTGTGATTACTATGGGATTTGAGGTTATATTACCTGAGGGAATTCCTGTTATATTTTGAAGAGTATAATCGAGAGATGCTCCAATCTCAATACCGTTGAGTATAAGTGTTCCTTGTACATCAAGATTAGACGTGGTTACTAACCCAGAATGTGTATTAGAAAATCTAACCGTTTCAGTGTATTTCGGAGCACCCGGATTAAATTCGACTGCACCTACATGAACTGTATCCGCGTGAACATTTCCAGCTACACGTAAATGTGCATTTTTTATGTCAAGGAATGAATTATCGTGTGTTACATAATACGACATGTCTATTATGTAACGAGGTTATTTTCTTGAGTTTTTGTATCTACATTTAAATTTTCGACAACTTCCCTATACCTGTTATAAGAATCAAATGAAATAAACGACGTGTCATTCAAAATATCCTTTACATTTTCATATCCTATGTATTCTTTTTTCATATCTTCGGTTATATCATGTTCATTTCTATCCTGATACACTGACGGTGGTCCAAATACGACGTTAAAACCCTTTTTCTGTAACAGGTAAGAACCGAAAATGTCATCCATTCTACCAACCTTATCAAACATGAAGTAATGTTTTAATGCATCTTGTGTTAAAATTGTATTTTGACTGTTAAAAGGCATTGCACAATCACTCGTATACCACGCTCTGGTTACGTGTCTAATTGTTCCGAGTCTGGTGTTATCGAACTCACATGTTGGTGCGTAAATCATCCTACACATTGCATCTATATCAGGATCACCGTTCCACAGGTTTGCTTGTACGTCAAATTTCTCGAAAAATTTCTTCGATTTTGTCACGTTATTTTTTTTATGAACGTGTTGGAGAGGAAATCCCCTATGCCATAGATGCTTATAGTTTGTAACGCTAAGCGGGTCAAAAAAACCGAAATCGGTTGAATACATATCAATTTCTTTGCATTCCGGTTTACTTTCATTAAAAAGTGTACCCCAATTTTTTAATGGGATATTATCGTCATCTACAGTTGCTATGTATTTATATCCATGTTTAAGAGCATACACAAAACCCATATTGCGCCGCTGTATACAACCCCAACCAATCATATCCGATAAATTTTTATCTAATTTCTCCTGGTCTCGTGGATGAAGATATTTATATTTTTTGTATTCTTTGTGTGGTGTTTTTTTATCGCCAACAACCAAAAAGTCCCATCCATTTAATTTAGCGTATTCCTTCGTAGCTTCAGTAGGTTTGTTAATTGTTGTCGTAACTATAAGCTTATCATTCATTTAAAGATAGTAAACATTTTTCTTTAAATGACTATCTCGGCTATTATTTGTGGAAGGAATGACAATTACGGTGGACGTCTTATCGAAAGAGCCACGTATTCTATAAATTCGTTACTCGAAACATTTGATGAAGTTGTATACGTCGATTGGAATACCGAACACGACAAAAAAATATTAACAGATGAATTAAAAATTAAAGATAGGAGTAAACTTAAAGTTATTACGGTACCACCGGATAAAGTAAAAGAATTAACAAACGGTGAAAAAATTCAACCCATGTGCGAGGTATTATCACGAAACATAGCTATACGTAAAGCTACCGGTGACATAATAGTAAGCACTAATATAGATATAATAGCTCCTTCACGTAATCAATTAGATTTAGTAATCTCGAATTTAAAACCGATGGAAATGATAACAGTTACTAGGAAAGACTTGGAATTAAATGATGTAGATAAAGCATTCAGTGAATTACCTTTTACAAACGAAAGAGTGTCACTTTTATTCGGTGTAGACTCTATACATACTAAATTAATGAGTCCGTATTTAAAAATAACAAAAGATATAATCGATAAGTTTCCGGGTAAAAATCACCATACACTTGCGAGTGTTATTTGTGGTTGCGGCGATTTTCAAATAGCTCATAGAGAAACGTGGTATAAAATTAAAGGTTTTGAAGAAAGTATGAAAAAAAGACAATTTTCGGATACAACCGTACAATATAAAGTGATAATGGAAAATGGCACAGTTCGAGCTTCTAATTTTCCTCCTATATATCATTTAGAACATGAACGCGATAATAATGCGAATATACTAAATTCAATAGATATGTCAAAATTCACAACAAATACAGATACATGGGGATTTTTACATGAGAATATCGTATAAATTATCCGAAGGAGCGGAGAATGTAGTACCGTCTTTTTCGTCGCTAGGTTTCCATCGACTTAGTTGTTTTTCCATTGATTTAATGTGCCACATAGCAAACTTGGGATCTGCGGGGAACGCTATATTTTTATCACTGCCCCGTATTTTAGTGTGAAGTTCTTGTGTCGACTTAATATGATCACATTTTTTATAAATACGCGACTGGTAATCCGGCCAATTAACCCACCCTAGTTCGTTTATTTTTAAATTATAACGATCTATAAATTCTTGTGTAATACCCGGATGAATATTTATACGAGGTATAGTTAAAATTTCAGCATCATTTTTTTCAATTACATTTTTTATATTTTTTATAAGTAATTCTTGCGGCATTTCATCGGCAT